TGGAGCAAAAGAAGATCGATCTGTATCAATCGTTATGGTTTTTCCCGACGCTCGAAAAAATAAGCCAGCATCTCAAGAATGAGCTTTTCCCAGCTAAAATGTGTCTCGACTGGCCCGTATGGGCGCAAGCATACTGCGAATTGCACGAACTTTGCCTGAAGACGAGACGTCCGTTTCTTGAGGTTGACGCGTTGGGGCAATCGTTTATGTTTCAAGGTTGCGCGATTAAACCCAAAGGGCAAGGCGCATGAATTTCGATTTTGGCAAAGCTCTCAAGGAGCTGCGCAAGGGCGGCAAAGTCGCTAGGTCTGGCTGGAACGGCAAGGGCATGTGGCTCAAGCTTCAATTGCCAGATCCCGCCAGCTACATGACATTGCCCTATGTGTACATGGAGTATCCCAAGGGGCATACGGCGCACCCGAACGGATGCCGTGTCCCATGGTTGGCGTCGCAGCATGATATTTTGGCCGAGGACTGGGCCACGGTCGAATAGGAGCGCGCAAATGCAAAGCGGAGAGAAGCCAGCGCAGGAAGAAGGCGACGAAAAAATCGTCCCTATCCGTCCTGGCATGACCAACCAGGTCTCTCCCAAGATGCCGCGCCAGACGCCCAAGGGAGCCCCAAGACAGGCGAAGCATCTCCCCAAGGGGAGAAGCCGCCCAGGCCCAAATCAGCCGCCAGAAGCCACCATTGCGAAGCTCAAGGATGCGGTGATCAAGGCAGGCGCCAGTCCAGTCGAGAAGATTAAGAAGGCTAGGCCGAAACGTGATCCCAACTCGCTGACTAGCAAGCAAGAAGCGTTCGCCGTGGCCTATGTGGCCGGCGCTAACGCCAGCGACGCATACCGCGCAGCGTACAACACCGCGAACTACAAGCCCTCAACAATCCACGAGCAAGGCTGTCGCATGTTGGCTAATCCCAAGCTGCATGCAAGAATACAAGCCCTAAGGGATGAGTTGGCCAAACGCACGTTTGTCACGATCGAAAGCCTCACAGACGAGCTGGAAGAAGCTATGACTATGGCGCGCGAAACAAAGCAAGCCGCCATCATGATTCAGGCGGTTCAGGCTAAGGCGAAGCTGCACGGGCTAATGGTTGAAAAGGTAGAGCAGAAAACGAATTACGTCGTGGAAGCGCCGCCCCAGGACGCGACAACAGAGGATTGGCTAGCCGCTGTCACGCCCAAGGCCGGTTAACGAAGGGGAGAAGGTGGGGCGGTCAACTATTCGGCATCGCTTACCACGACCAACCTCCCGCTGGCCTAACGTGCGCTGCCCCCATCATAGTGACACAAGACCCAAGAACGCATGGATTGATGGCCGAAAAAGCCACTTTATAGTTCCCTTTGCTCTCGGATCGATACATTATCTGATGCATCTCAAGAATGCATCTAGAGAATCTATGCACTGCTTAAGATGTAAAGCTGCCGCATCAATGTCCTCTTGTTGCTTTTTCGTAGGCTTAGGGCGTTCGCCATCCATGCCGTACAGAGGATCGTGAACCGTTTTCACATTCATCCGGGCTGCATCGCATGCCTTTCTGGCGCGGCGGACGTTTTCGCGCAGCTCATCTTCTTGCTGCGCATTAGCGTCATTCCGCGTTTTCTCGATAGCTTGTTTTGTATACATGTTATCCTTTCAACCTCTCTGGGGGGGATTACGACGTGCAATGCGAAATGAATAAAGGGTGCTCCAGAGACGAATTAATGTATTCGCGAAACGCGATGCGTTCATGCTCCGTCAACTCTCCCCATGCTGCGAGACCTCCGGCTTTCTCAATAGCTAACCTTTCAAGTTTGGCATATTGGCGATCAGTTTCAGCCTTTTCCCTGGCATTTTTACGCTCGCGCTGTTCCATCTTTCGTTTAGCGTATTGGCGATCAATCTTATCCTTTTTCTGGCGCTGCGCTTCAATTTCAGCCCATGCTTCCGGGGCGTTAAGCTTCTCCCTCTCGAATTCTTCGATAGCGCTCTCCCAAGCGGCGTTCTGCTCCGCGCCAAAGCCATAGTGGCCTCGGTGTGCACGGGCTTCCAGTTCCAAAATGCGTTTGTTAAGGGCGCTCATTTTACGATTTCCTCTGTAAAATCATGCAGTTGTTGGTTTTTGGAAAGTTTCTAATTATGGCGTTGTGATCTCGCCTGCGCGAGTCGTCATAAACGCGCAGACTCTTTCCACGAGCTCTTTCTCTTCTTCGGCGGAACCATCGAAAGCGTCCCCATCGTTCATGGCGGGGTCGAGCAAGTAAACATTGCAGGCATATTCCCAATAATCCAGCCTAATCAGCAACTATTCGGCGCGCTCTTGTAAGCGGCTGGTTTGGTCATTGATGGCTCCGAGCACCCTCCGTAAGGTCTTGTCTGAACTAACTGCCGCATCTTCTTCCGCACGTTGCTCTACGATCAGGTGATCCGCTTCTAAAATATGCGGCATGTGCTCAATGCGCATACCGTCGAGTAGTTCTTCTGCTGTCTGCTCACGATCACCAACAAAATGCATACCATTCTTGGTGTTGCTGTACCTGTATCTAATTATCTGCTCTGCGTTTTGAGCATTTAATGCAACAGTTCCATCGAATTGGTCGCCGTTGCGGGTGTAGGCGTAATAAACTGGCATTAGAAGCGCTCCATGATGAGTTGGGATATGGAAGGGGCGGCTTCCCGCCCCTCTCGCTGGCGTCAGGCGGCCTTCTCATCTGGAAGCAGCAGCTCTTCAGGGGGAACGCAGCCCGTTATCCCTGCCTCTGCATGCTGGCGAGACCAATGGCGGAGGAAGCAACGCCCGATCTTTTCGGCGTGAGCCATGTCTTTGACGTTGCGGACATATTGAAAGCGAATAGGAACGACGTCCTCTGAGCCGAGGCGGTCAAAGCGATAACTGGCGATGGGGGTTTTCGCGGAGTCTGGGTAATCGTGGAAATAAACGTCTATCTGGTAGGCGTCATTGTGGATCAAGAGATGATTTTTCCCAGATTTGGCCACAGTTGTTTCGGGTTGTGCAAGCATGGCGTTCGCATTCCTTTCTTTATTTGTCAACACATAACCATGGATAGAACGGAGAAGCGCCTTGCTGGCGCTTGGCCTTCTCCCTCGTCTTTTGTCAGCATTCAGGCTTGTTATCGAGAATTGGGTGGAACTTTACTTCAACGCATGAACCCGGCGTCCCACTGACTTCGCAGGTGAGGAAGTATTCCATAGCGTCATTGTCTGAGCTCCAATGGCCTTGTCGGCCGTTCCGGGATTCCTTCACCCAAGCGTCGAACTCTTCAATGGCGCGATCGCGCTCCCCTTCGTCGTTATAGTCGTAATCAAAGGATGAGTAATCTCCATTGATCAAGGCGGAGAGATAACAGCTAGAGATGTAATGCTTTTCAGGTTCAGCAAATATTGTCATGGAGTGCTCCTGTGGTTGTAAGTAAATGTAACGTATTTTCGTGACTATGTCAACACATAATATGGGTATTTACTTCATGCTAGTTTGATTATGGAACGTCGTGGCCTTCTAATTCGAGCCTGCCGCGAAGGACGCCAAGGGCTTTATAGGTTAGGGCGTATTCCTCGTGATCGATAGTGAGTCCACATATCCTGGAAAGGCCCATAACAATAATGCGGATAGCTGGATCTGCGTTTATCCGGTCTGTACCCCATCCAGCATCAAGCATAGCTTTGCCATGATCATATAGGGAGTGCGCAACGCCAACAGCGTTTACTGCGCCGTGGACAAGGTTAGCGCTACGGAAACGGATCAGGGTGTGTTTATTTTCTTGGCGCATGACGATTTTCCTGGAAAATGTTTAGCGTTTACTGTATGTTAACTAGGTTTACGTGAGATTCTCACCTGGAAAACCGAGGAAGGAAGTTCCCATCGATCCTTCCTGTATTCCTATTGAGATGCCGGAAAATACCTAAAACATCATGGATAAGGTTGAAGTCATCAGCGCTCAGAAGGTCTTCAAGCCGCAAAGGAGTTGAGACATGGCAGGCGGTAAGGTCCATTGCAATGTCCATCGTAGAGCGCATTACGCCTTGTTCAGAAAGAATTTTCGATGCTCGTTTAGCGATTTTCAAAATGATGGCGGCATTGGATGCGTATTCGTCGAACGGCAAAGGTTTTTTCATGGGGCGTATCCTTAGGTTTTACGCTCAATCATCTTGAGCGTTGCTATGATGTCGAGAAGATAATCGGCATGAAATTGCATGACGAATTCCCTGTCAGGCTCAATAGGTCCACCTAGCCATATGGTGACTATTTGGTCCTTGATTCTGAAGAAGAAGGGACCGCTCCCTTTTTGGGCGTCCTCGGCTGGTTTCCACTTCATATTGATCACCATTAGTTAATGTGTTGAATAAGTTGGGGGATTTCTCCCCCACGCGTCATTCGCCCCGGCGCCAAGCGGCGGGAACGTCATAACACTGGACGTCGCCATCAAGCGTATCCAGTATCCCTGCGTTGGGAACGCAGGGTGAGGCCCTGCGCGCATGCTCGGTGATCACAGGGGACTCACAGATGAAGAAGTTAAGGGCGCCGCCTAGCCATGACGAGGCGTAAGTGACGCCCTCGTGAACGCCCTCAACGTTAGGTTCATCAGGGCTGTAGCTCTCCCAGAACTCATAGGAGAGCTCGCCAGCGGCTTCTGTGGCTTGCTCAATGGTTTCGTACATCGCGTCAGTGTCAAGAAGCATGTCCACCTTCGTGGCGCGCCACTCCTTGTAGGCTTCCTCCGCGACACGATCGGACCCGTTTTGAAATAGGGCGTCGATTACGTCAGGATGAAGAGCGCCAGAGCTGATATAGCCAAAGGATATCCCAGTATCCTTATTGATATTTGCGGTGTAAATCATAAGATAACCCTTGTGTTTTGCTTTATTTATCGGTAAATTAGGTTGGTTTTTCTAGAGCCGAATATGGCCTTGGAAGATATGTTTTGCTTTCGCGGCGTATTCAGGTTCTTCGCTGAGGAAACCTAGGTAGATGTTCCAGAATGAACCGAGAGATTTCAGCGAGTCTCCCCCTCTATTCTCGTGGTAAGCTCGGTGGGCGTCCAGCCATGCGAGGTCCATGGCGGCAAATTGCAGAGTAATGGGTCTTTCATCTTGCTTAAGGATGGTTAGACCAGCTTCTAAGAGGGATTTGATGTGCGGAGCAAAGTCATTGTTAGGTTGGTTCATGGCTATCGTCCTGTCCGTTAGGGTTGATATGCAGATAACTGTACAGCAGCTTGGATATTATGTCAACACATAATTACGGGAACGAAGGGAAAGCTGCGCGTATCGCCTTAATGGCGGAAGGATAGGTTTTTATATCCCCAGCAAGAGCTTCGAGAGTTCTGGCAAAGCAATAGCAAGCGTTCGGGTTAATTTTTGCGTACCCGTGGGTAAAATCAGACGACTGCCATTCCAGATTTTTAGTGCTCCAATGCGCCCGCATCCACCTGCCATCTTTCAACTTATGAACATGTATAACCCCAGTAACAAACGAGAATTCGCCATCTTCATCAGTTCCTGAGCAGTATAAGGTGATTTCTACTCTATTATCTTCAGTATAGATTTTGTTATCTTCTTCTCCGTTGTCTTTCAGAGCTTTTTCTATGGCGGAAATTGAGCGTTTGTTCATGACGATTTTCCTTGAGTTTTTCTAATAATTGCAGTAGTTTAGATGAGTTTATCCGCCTCGTTTTGCGTCAAGCTCGATAAGGCCGCTAAAGCAAACCTGCCAGGCGCCATACTCCCAGGCTTGGGCCTTGGCGTTCCAGGTGAAGCCCCCATCCTCGGGCAACTTGGTCAAGTCTGCGATCATGTGGCCATTGTCCAGTAGGGCACAGAATAGGGCGTGTTTGGTTTTGCGGGCGCTGAATTGAAGCTGGATGGTCATGCGAGGCGTTCCGTTACGGACTACAATTTGCCAGCGAGTTGTCATGATAAGGTCTCCAGATAGGGGATAGGAAGGGCGAAAGACAATCTCCCGCCCCACGCTTGGCGTCAGTCGGAGCACAGTTCGTCCAGCTCCTTAATGCGTTCGGAAGCTTCTGTATCAGTCCAATAGGACGTCTCCATCTCGCCTTCATCGCGTTCGTGGATTTCAACCCAACAGTTTTCACAGTCAGCAAGGCCGAGAGAAACGAGGGTAGGGCCGTCAAGCTTAACGAGCATCCAGTAGCCTAGGCCAACATGAGACCAGTCACTAACGCCGCTCAAAGCTTGTTGCAGATGCAAGTCCCACAAGAGAATGGAGCTCCAATGTTCATTGCGCCACTTAGAGCCATCGATGACAGTCCCATGGCCGTTAAGAGTATGATTAGGATAAATGCTGCGTGTCCTGTATTCGTCGATGGAATTTTGATCAATCATGATGATTTTCCTAGCAAAAGGTGAGTATTTACAGTAAGTTATGAAGGTTTAGGGGGAGAATCAGAGAGTAATCCGCCCCCATATTGTTCATCAGCTTCCGATTGGTTGCGCCACATACCACTTAGCGTATTCCGCCGGATCTCCTGTCGTTCCGTAAAAGTCTGCATCATATTCGAAACGCTCTGTCAGTATCGCTAGTATGTCAGCACGTTGAAGTTCGTCGCCAGATGACTGGTAAATCCCGCGCAATTCGTTGTTCGTGCGGTAACAATCGTCAGGATCATCACTGTGTCTCATGTGCGTCTCCAAAGGTAAGCGCTATATACGAGAAAATATAGCTAGAGCAGTTAAGCCTTGCGCCGCTTCTCTTTTTCAATCCGCCACGTGTAGCGCTTGGCCTTATCAAGAGCCGGATCGAATTGCCCGCCATCACGAACGCCATCCAGAAAGCGTACAGGGCTGTAGATATGTGTCTTGGAATAAGCGGACTCAAAGCTGCAACGCTTCGCGCATCCTTCAAGAGTCAGGTAAGGTTTGGCTTTGATCATGTCAGTCTCCAGTGTGAATTCAGCTTTCCGCCCCCACGGCTATTCTTCAGTCAGGAACTCAGCAATTAGCGCATCAGGTATTTCCAGGGGAGCGCATTTCTCGTTAAGGGCAACTTCCATGCATTGCAGTAAGAATGCATCCTCCACATAAGCTTCTTCACTGGCGTAGCGTTCCATTCGGGATTCACAGGACAGCATCAACATCTCAAGCTGGTCAACCGTGACCTTGTCCGAGGAATAGTAGGAAACAAGCGTCTTGGCGCGATTGCAGCGGTCTTTTATGTGAGTTGCACTTTGCGGCGTGTTCATGAGTAAATCCTTGAAATTGTTGAATATTTTTCTCTTTTTCGATTTCTCTAAATCAAAAATAAGAGAAAAATAAGAATTTAGAATTATTCTAGTGTAGGATGTTACACTATGACATTTGTAGATTAGTAGGCTGGCTGGGAGGGGCTTCTAACTCCCCTCCCCCGATCCGTTTACGCCGCTTTGGCGTATTCAGGGTGCGCCTTCCCAGCTCTGCGCATCATTGCCTGAAGATACATATTTCCAATTTTGCATCGCGTCGTGGCACCGCCACGGTCAGGATGATTATCAAAGTTGAATTTGCGGTGTGCTGCCTTTATTTCTTCTAACGTAGAGTAATCGGTGAGCCCGTATACGTTAACTAACTCTCTCGCGACTTCTCTTGCAATCCTGTCTTCAAATTCCCTAGGGCTTTCTCTTGGCGTTTCCTGCTTGGGCTGAGGTTTTTCTTTCTTTTCTCTCGGCTTTCTCTTGGGCTTGGCGGATTTTTCTTCCTGTCTCTTCTGCTTCGCCGCCTCTTTCCTTCCCTTCTCCGCTTCTTTCTCGTCTTTAATGTCTTGTTTATTGCTAGCCGCTTGCTCTTTTAGGTTATCCGCCTCTGCTTTGAGACTATCCAGCTTGGATTTCAACTCATTAATCTTATCCTGTACTTTCTCACGGTCAGATTTGATCCGGTCTTTTTCTCCCTTGAGGATATTCATTCTCTCGCTCATCTTAGCCATTGTCCGTCTCCGCTTGGTGTTTCTCGCCTCGTTGAAATAAATCTAGCGGTTCTTCGTGGCTATGTCAACACATAAAAATGAGAGAGCTGTGGATAACTTTCCAATAGGGCAAGCCCTAGCGGAATGTACGCCCAGCGTTCCGCAGAAATAGGTCTTGACTTTTGGAACGCCATATTCCAATGTGTCTAAGACAACAGTGGAACGGAGGATAGCATGAAAGTGGGATATGCGCGCACATCAACGATTGAACAGGTTGCGGGGCTCGACGCCCAGCTTCGCGACCTAGCGCTTGCTGGCGCTGAGAAGGTTTTCAGTGAGCAATTGAGCTCTGTGGACGCCACGCGCGCCCAGCTTGACGCCGCGTTGGAGTTCGTGCGGGAGGGGGACGTGTTCATTGTAACTAAAATCGATAGGCTCGCCAGAAGCATACGCAATCTTATTGAGATAGCGGATAAGCTGGAACGCAAAACCGTGGCGCTGCGCATCCTCAGCCCATCGATGGACACGAGCACGCCAGCAGGGCGACTCACGCTGAACATTTTCGCCAGTGTGGCGCAGTTCGAACGTGAGATCATGCTAGAACGGCAAAGGGAGGGCATACAGGCCGCTAAAGCTGCTGGCAGGTACAAGGGTAGGGCGAAAACTGCACAGGCGCTGGCGGGCAACGTAGCGTCACTGAGAGCACAAGGGCTGAGCATGGCGGCTATAGCTAAGCAGCTAGGCATAGGTGCAGGTTCTGTGCATCGCATCTTGCACAGAAAGGATGAGTGATATCAATGAGTTATCTGTGGAGAGGGGCGTAAAACCCCCTCAAAACGCTGAAAAACATAAAAACCGCCAAAAACACGGAAAAAGAAAAATGGTCGCCTGCGGGTCCCATCGGGTCCGTTTTCAGGCACCCTCTCTCATCCCAATTTCCCAATTTCCCAAAAATCCCAAAAATCCAAAATATTCAAATTCTCGAATATCATCTAACCCCCTCTTCCCCACCCAAAATCTCCGTAGGACTTGCGTTTCTCTCGCGTTTTGCCGCTTGGAGACCCCGTATTCCCGCAGGACCTACGTTTTCAGCCCCCTTTCCCGGCCTCTTTTCTCGAATTTTTCTCCATTTTTTCAAAAATTTCCAATTTTCTCCCTTCACAATGCTGGTGTCCTACGCTACTATACATGAGACCTACGAAAAAACACGGGGAAACATATTTAAATGTGCGCCGTTATAGTCACCAGACACATCAATTCCACGAAGGTAAGAGACCTCATTGACTTCAGCCTCCGCCGCGATCACTGCGCTAGGTTCAAGTCTCGAATGGAGGCCATCCCCATTTCTGTGAGCGAGTTTGCGCGCCTCCTTGGCGTCTCGGCGGAGGCGATCTCGACATGGCGCGGTTCTACTCAACGCTGCATCCCGCCTCATCCCATGGCTTTGCGAATTCTTAGCCTTGTTGAGCGTGATCGGAACATTCTCAAAATTCTTTCGGAGATAACCCGCGAGGAATCTTACTGATGTTTGCTGAATGAGGTCTCGCATGAAAAAATATGAACACATGGCTGCCTCTCATGACCTACTACAACGAAATCGACCCTTTTTGCTGCGGCGTCCTCCGCCGGCGGGTCCAAGACGGAAGCTTGCCTCATGGACATATTGACGAGCGTCCAATCCAGTCTGTGCAGCCCTCAGACCTCTCTTCTTACCGCCAGCTACACCTGTTCGCTGGGATCGGCGGATTTGGCCTCGCCGCCAAGCTCGCCGGTCTCCCGGAAGACTTCTCGATCCTCACGGGCGGCTTCCCCTGTCAACCCTTCTCCCTTGCCGGGAAGCGTGGAAGCGATCGCGATGACCGTTTCCTCTGGCCAGACATGCTTCGCCTCATCCAAGGAGCCCGCCCCCTTTGGGTGCTTGGCGAAAATGTCCCTGGCCTTGATGACAAGAAACTGGTCCTCGACCGAATCCTTGCTGACCTGGAAGACAGCGGCTACGAAGGGCGGGCGTTTGAAATTCCGGCTTGCGGCGTCAACGCCCCGATCCTCCGGAGGCGCATCTGGATCGTGGCCCGCGCCGTCGGCTCGCGACTGGAGGTCGGGGAAGGCGTCCCCAGAGACGATGGCGCGGAACGCACGACCTCGTTCAGAGGTCGTGACCATGTGGGCGGCGCCCACATCGACGAACGCCAACGGGAATGGCTATCAGGTTTCAGCGTTTTGGGCGAGCCCCAAGGCGTCAGACGGGCCGAAGGGAGGGCCGAACCAGCGCTACGGCAATGGGGATATGCCTCTCCCCTCCCAGGTGCTCCATGCGGCGAATCTTCAGATGGGGGGCTCCTCCGCTGCGCCGACGGCAAAACTCGGCGCGTCCCGAAGCCTGAATCCGGAATTCAGCTTGTGGCTGCTGGGATACCCCAAAGGATGGCTAGACTAAAAGCTGCGGGCAACGCCATCTGCCCTCAAGTCGCCGCAGCCATCATGCAATCCATGCTTTCCTGGGAGGTCGTCTAACGGCAGGACCCTTGGTTTTGAGCCAAGAGATGGGGGTTCGAAACCCTTCCTCCCAGCCAGGAGACTCTTATGACTGAAGCCGATCTCATCGCCCTTCTCCGGACCGCCGCAGCCAACGCAGGCGGCCAGAAGGCGTGGGCGATAGCCCATGGCGTGTCGCCGCAATATGTCAATGACATCATCCTCGGCCGCCGCCAGCTTAGCGAAACCGTCGCCCATGCGCTTGGATATCGCGTTCAACGCATATTCACGCCCCTGGAGGAGGCTCCCGACCAATTCTCGTACAGCGTCGACGCCATCATGGAGGCCCTGGATTGCAGCATATCGGACATCGCAACCATGACGGGCGTCACCCGCCAGGCGGTCTATGACTGGAAATCCGGGAAAACTCTGTCAAGGGAAAACTTCTCAAGGCTCTGCGGCTTATCGCGCGCCGCTGAGGTATTCGCTTCGTCGAATATAAAGCCCGGCTCCCGGTCCCTCAACCGCGCGCTCTCGGGCGGCGGCAGCTTCATCAGCCTCATCGCCGCTGGGGGAGACGCCATAGCCGCGGCGCGTCGCCTCGTCGAAGTGCTTGCGCGTGAGGCTGAACAGCGCGAAAAGCTCTCCAAGCGCCTTGCTGGCAGAACCTACGACGCCTACGACGCGGGCGTTTCCATGCTCGACGATTGACAAAGTCGGCTTTCCCGACATCACCCTGGATAGATTTATGATAAATACAGATGATCTCGATATTCCTGACATTGAGAAAACCGATCCTGAAGAATTTATTAAGATGTGCATTACGGTAACGCACATAACTCTCCATAAACCTCCGCACCGATCAGACGCTAACGAGATCGTTTTAGCGATCGTTACTCGTCTCGCTAAATTAAGCGCCGAATACTACGTCAAATACGCGAATGAAGCCTTTTCCACCGCCTCGCAAAGGCGGCAAATTATTGAGCTCGGGGGGGAGATTGCGCGCCTCAAGGCTGTCATTGGATGGTCTTCATGAAAAAAATCCCCACGCTCTTCCAGCGCGACCCTTCCAACCGGAGCCGCGTCATCGACATCGTCAATCCTGTCTGCCAATGGGTTCTCTCCGGCGAAGGCTGGCCGACTCGCAAGCTCGATGGGACCTGCTGTATGATAGCCGATGGGATTTTGTGGAAACGTCGCGAGCTCAAGAAGGGGGTTTTCGCCCCTGAAGGGTTCCGCCTCTCGGATCATGACGAGAGGACCGGAAAGACCGTCGGCTGGCTCCCCGTCGGCGATGGCCCCGAAGACGCCTTGCATCGTGAAGCCTTCGCGGCTCTTCCTCTCCAGCGCCCCGGAACCTATGAGCTCATCGGCCCCAAGGTGCAGGGCAATCCCGAGGGCTGCGCCTCGCATACGCTGGTCGCGCACGATTCTTCCTGGCTGCTTTTCCTCAACCCAGAGGAGACGCCCCGGACCTTCTCCGGGCTCCAGACGTGGTTCGCGGCTGGTCCCGACATTGAAGGCGTCGTCTGGCGCTGCGATGACGGGCGGATGGCCAAAATCAAGCTCCGGGACTTCGGTTTCAAAAGGGGCCAAAATGGACAGGACTGAGATAAAGGCCCACGCCGCGGTCAAGCTCATCGCGCCCATTGATCAGGCCGAGCTCGCCGTGCGCATCGCTGAGGCCATTATCGGCGTGCAGCGCCCGCCAGGAACCCCGGCGAGGAAGGTCTTGGCCTGCCTTGACCCGGAGACGCGGGAGATGCTTAAGACCGCCTCCGCCGCCGCCATGGAGTACTTCAAGGAGTGCATTCTCGCAGCCCAGGAGCCCTCATGACGCTGCCTGGACTTCCGCGGGGGATGACCTGCAGGGTCGACTGCGGGGCCTGTCGCGCCTGCTGCCGGCGCATGGTGATCATTCTCGATGAAACCGCTGGCGACGATGTTTCCGAGACCCGCGGCGACTGGGAATGGCGCGACTATGGCGAACTCCGCGTCCGCCAGCTCAAGGTGAAGCGCAACGGCGACTGCGTCAACCTCACGAAAAAGGGCTGCGCCGTCTATGCGACGCGACCAGCCGTGTGCAAGGCGTTCGATTGCGCCGCCTTCGTTCTGAGCCGCCCCAGTCTCGGGGCGTGCGGCGATGATCCTGTGATCGCAGAGGGCAAGCGTCGCTTGGCTTTGACATATCCGTCCCTCTCTGCTAATGTCGGGAAAGCTGACATTAGCAGAGAGGTAGGAAAATGGCTCAAACGATGATCGTCACCGAGGCGGAGGCCGCTGAGAAGTGGTGTCCCGAGTCCATGACGGATAATGGAAGTTATTCAGTTAACCGGTATGCCGCCGCTAGTTTTTACAAGGAGTGTTGCTGCCTGGGCTCACACTGCATGTGGTGGATTTGGGTTGATGGCGAGCACATTACCGATGAGCAGCTCAATCGCATTGACCCTCGCCAGCGCCGCGGCTGCTGTGGCGCCATTGTGCGCTAAAGGAGGCTGTAAAATGAAAGCGACTTGTGAGAATTGCCGTTATTGGAAACCGGACCACGTAAACGACGGCTTTGAACACTATGGATTTTGTAAGAGACGATCCCCATCCCCGATCTTCGAAATCGTTGTGAGGAAAGCGAGGGCGGAGTTGAGCGCGCTCTACAGGAAAGATATCCAAACAGGACTTTCCCTTGTCGATATGGAGGCGTTCTGGCCGCTGACGCCTTTCGATAATTGGTGCGGAGACTTCGCGGAGAAGACTTCCTGATCACCGCGCTGACAAAGCTATCAGCTCGATGAGGGTGAACGCCAGAGTGAGCGTGACAACAAGGCTTATGCCCCGAACAGCCGACGATAACCTATATTCGCGATGGACTAAATAGGTTATCTGGCTCTCCATCTCTTGGAGCCGTTGCTCAATCGTCATCATTCGCCTCCATTCAAAACTGTCGCGAAACGGGAATCGCGACAGTTTTTTGTCGCGAAAGCGCGTAAACTTCGTTAAAGGATTTTTGTTGCGAAAGAAACTTTTAAAAAGCGGGAAGCATGACTGACCACCAAGCGATTGAGGCTGAGCACCATGAGCGCATGAACGAGCTCGGCCATCTCCTGAGCGCGGCGTTTGAGGGCTGCGGCTTCTGTCTCCTGGTGTTCCCCCTCAACGACGCGCCAGGCCGGATGAACTATATCTGCAACGCTGACCGCAAGGATATGCTTGTCGCCATGAAAGAATTCATCGCGAAAAACGAGGGGCGGTCGCCCAAAGCTCCCGCCATGAAGCAATGAAATTGAGTAAATTTGAAGAATTCCTCCAGACTGGGGCCATCCAGATGACTGGCGCTGGATTCTGCTTCGCCTTATTGGGAACAATCTACGGCCATGACGACTTCAGAATCATAGGTTTTATCTCTCTTGGGATTGGAGCCTTCGCGGGTCTTCTTCTGACCGCATGGGGCAAGCTGCGTGAATGGATGAATGGAGGGCCAGATGGCCAGTGAGGAAGATCGCGAGCGCACCCGCCTGAGCGCCATTGAGATGATGAGGGAGATCCTCGACGTTCCAGAGGAATGGTCCTTCAACATCGCATCCGCCGCCAGGGAGATGATCGTCGCCCTTGAAGCGAACCGGCCGCCCTCCGCGTCGGCTTTAAAGACCACGCCGGAGCAGGCGACGTGGCGTGGCGGCTTCATTCACCCGCACAAGCCCATTGTCGCCATAGATGTTGATGGCGTCCTCCACCGCTATGTGAAATGGAAAGCCGCTGACGTTCTTGATGGGTTGCCTGTGCATGGGGCCATGGAGGCGCTGAAGGGTTATATCGAAGCTGGCCTTGAGGTCTGGATCGTTTCTTCGCGCTTGTCCTGCGCCGAAGGCGACGCCGCGACGCGATCCTGGGTCTTGCTCTGGCTTTGCGACGCCTTCGGAATCGTGGAGGGAGGCAAGCTGTATGATTCCCTTGTCTTCTCAGTCGGGAAGCCTCCCGCCGTCCTCTTGATTGACGATAGAGCCTACTGCTTTTGTGGAAAGTTTCCCACGCCCGAAGAGATTAAGGCGTTTAAGCCGTTTCGGGATTACGACAGCGTCGAGGCTAAGTCATGAGCCGCAAAATCGTCTGCCCCCAGCGCATCTTCGACATGTTCGACACTGGCGACGAAGACAAGCTCAAGATAGCGCGGGGCGTGGCGATCGAATGGCTTTACGCCAACATCGCCGATCTTGAAATTGGGGGTGAGATCGTCATCCCCAACCCCATGACGGGAGCTCCTGAATCATGGACGAAGACCAAGGAAGGCGGCCTCAACCAGTAACCTTCGGAAAACGTTAACGTTACCCAAATGACACAGAAGTGTGGTCTTCACACTGATTTGGAACGATTATGATTGCGGCGCAACCATGGCGGGACGATAACCCTTTTTGGATGTCAAAAAGGGGATGGCTTCATGGGATACAAATACAAAGTTTCGGCATTGGCGCTTATGATCGGCGCGGGGGCAAGCGGGGCCTGGGCGGCGGATTACGATCCCGCCGTTGGCTTCGTCTCGGAGCAAAAAACCAGCTCGGCGAATCTTGTCGCTGTTGATTTCGCCAACAACAACGCGCCTGTCGACGTCAGTCAGATCAATCCAGATGGCTCCTTCAAATCCTGCGCCACGTGTGGGTGGATTGATCCCATAAACCTGACCCAGCCTCAGCTCGACGCCATCGCCGCCGACGCCAACGCCGCCAAGTTCGACGGGAAAACGGCTCGCCGGGCGCGGACTCTCACTGATACGACGACGGGGGACAGCGTAAGCACGACAACAACCAATGGCAATGTGCTCACGTCATCGACCATGACCAATGGCGCTGGCGCTTCGACGACAAGGACGGCCAACGGCGTAACATCGATTGATGCCTCTGGGGACAATAAAAGCGTTTTCTCCGCGAATGGCGTCACCGTTGTCAATACAAAAGCTGGCGCTAGCAGCTCAGTCACGGCGGGCGGCGCGTCCTTCACCGACGCGAAGGGCTCCACCACGATCGCAGGCGGCGACGTGACGTCGACCGGGACAGTCACGGCGGGCAAAGTTATAGCTGGCGGACGCGACGTCGGCGGCTCGCTGGACGCGTTCAACGGCACGGGCGGAACCATCGAGACCTGGGCTTCTGGCGTCGACAGTTGGCGTAATGACGTCAACACGACGCTTTCCCGCTATGGCGGCCGGCTGAGTTCGCTGGAAGGCTGGCGCGATGTCGCCGCGGCGCAGATCTCAAACCTGCAGGGTCGTATGGACAAGGTTGAAGGCGGCGTCGCCCTGGCGATGGCCTCCAAAGTCCCCAGCCTGGAGACCGGCAAGACCTTCGGCATTTCCGTCAACGTCGCGGATTTCGATGGGACGGGCGCGCTCGCTGGCGGTCTGGCGTTCCGGATTGATAAGAACTGGCAAGTCAACGCCTCTGGAGGAGCTGGCTTTAAAGGGGGCGCTTCTGGCGGAACGGTTGGACTTGTCGGCCAGTGGTAGGTTCTGACTCCGCGCGCTTCCCCCAAGCCCCACGCGGTTTTGGGGCGTCCTTTCGCATCCTCCAGGATGTCAAAAGGACGCCCCACACTTGCCCCGCTGTCTCGTGAGAGAGCTCTTGCATAGACGGTCTTGGGTCCGCCATAACAGGAATCATGAAACTGGCTTGGGCTCTCTCACGAGACAGCGGTAGAAAAACAGGGGGATATATGAGGATTGTTATCTTTTTGTCAGCTTTGGCCTTATGCCTTTCTTGGGCGTCGGCCAAGGAGCGCGCCGTCAGCTTTGACGAAATAATGCAGGGAAAACCGTCTTGCTCCGTAACCTTTTGCAAAAGGCTCGCCGCGCAGACGCAAAAACAACAAGGATGTTGCTCCCATCACGGAGGGGTCTGCGGATGCTCGGCCGGCCGCGATGTGTGCTGCGATGGCGCGTACAGCCCGACCTGTAGGTGCTAAATAGCGTGAGAGCGAGCCCCGAACCTCGCTCTCACGCTGACCTCACCACCCGATCTTGATCAGCTTGATCCCGCTCTCGCTTTCTTTCTCGGCGAGCTCAACCATGGTCATATCCCGACCAGGGAAGGCGATGACGGCCTTTCTCTCAGTGGGGATGATCTTGAGCAGTTTCACCATCACCCCATTTCTTATCGTCCCCGCGGTGGCTCCGTACCTCTTCCACCAGGCGGGGATGGGGATGACGAGAGCGCCATTAAGCCGCCCCCATTTGTCGGCGAGATCATCAACGCCGCCGCCTTCGGCGCCATGAATGATGATTTCAAGTCCATAGCGCTCATGTTCTTTATCAAGACATTCTTTCAAGACGGCGTAATCTTTAAAGTTTTTCCCTCCGCATAGGATCGCTGCCAATGACATGCTTGACTCTCCTCGGCTCATTTGATACTTAAGTACTGGTTTCTACTGCTGGGCGATCTGGCAAAGTTGGAGCCGTAGCTTAACCCCACCGGCGGCTACGGCTCCCGCTTCTATTCCCGCGACCATATCCATACATCAGATGAATTCGTAAATAAAACGTATACGTTTTATCTTTTCATTTACTATACTCCTCATAATGAATAGTGCGTTTTCTCTTGCGCTGGTTGCGTGCAAGGGCTATAGCTCTACTCGCCAAGCAGTCGGCGAGATGTTCCAGCCGACTTCCCAAAGCCCGCTTCTCTTCCTCACGAGAGGAGCGGGTTCCCCTCCCCTTCGATATGGGGGGATGTCGGGTTTCCTTGCATTTCCTCCACGGTGTCAGACATCTCCCTCGTTGTCAATCCCGAGGTCCAGATGTCCGTTCCAAAAGACTATCCCCTTATTCTCGCGCGCAGGCGCAGCATTCACAATTTGCACGTTCTCGAAATCTCGCACAAAGCCTATTGCTTCTCTTGTCTTGAGACTTTTTCCCCCAAAGAGATCACGAAGTGGACAGACAAAGGGCTAACGGCTCTTTGCCCTCATTGCGGGGAAAGCAGCGTTTTGCCTGCTGGCGCGGCTCAATCTCGGGAGTTTCTTCTGGAAATGAAGGAGTACTGGTTTGGGAAGCCTAAGGGAACATGATGTTCTTTAAATGTATCAACAAAATTTTTCATAAAAAATTAAAAATTCAGTATATTGGCTCTTGACATTATGATAAATCATGATCAATCGAATTTCATGGGGAGCCTCAGGGAGGTTTTTAGTTGTTTACGATTTCAATAGCCGAGATATCGGATTCGGCTGGAAACAACTCCGATGGCATTGTGCGCGGACAAACCGATCAGGTCCATTTTACTGACGCATATAGTAGTATTGAAGAAGCTGAAGATGTATACGCTTATAACGTGGACTTGGCGGGTTTGAACATTGAGTTCACGGATTACAGCAGCGCCGCCTCAGGTCATGATGGCCCGAATGCATTTATGCCTTGGGGAACCAATGCGACATTTTCCGCTGGCGATTCTGTTTATGTCGCATCCACGGAAGATGTCGCGCAGCTCCGGTTTACAATTGACACTCCAGGGGTTTGGACTGGCCCTGGCCTCCAGGTCTGGGATAGCACCAACGGCATAGAGGCGGACCGGCAGCTCACTGTCACGCTTGATCAGTCGGATGGTTTTCGTAACGGTCCTGGCACCTACATCGTTGAGTGGGCTACGCCTTCTTCAGATCGCGTCGCCTTTTCCCCCGTCCCCAGCTTCATCACATCCCGGAAATGGATTGTCGTAAAGCCGGAATCGCTGACCGCCCCTGGGACATCTCCCAAGATGTCGATCATGTACATGCTAGGGACCAACAGCGGCTATGACGACCAAACCCTGGTGTTTAACGCCGCGATGACGGACGGGAGCTTTGGAACCGTCCCCGATGTGGTTTACGATGTCGGCCAGGCTCAACTTTTTACATTCCCCTCCGCTGGTTTCGGCCTGGATCTGATGGTCCATCGCAAGTCCGCGAATGTGCGCGATATGGCGCTCCAATACTATGCGTCGGACCTGACCTGGAAAGCGCTTCCCAACTTGAGCGATCCGTCTACCTGGATGAAGAATGGGCCAGCTACGCTTTCGGACCCGCCTCAGCTCTTCCATATTCGATGGGCGATACCTTCGGATTGGACAAGCCAGTCCTTGGCGATCCCCCTCGAAGGAGGTGGGACGCGCGTCATTACTGGATGGCATATGCGCGCCGTCGTGACTTCATTCACGGGCGCCGGGCCGCAGACTCCGGCCCTGGCGCGAGGCCGCTGCCGGCCGTTGTCGGCTTCCGGGGGCGTTTACCACCTCGACGCCAAGACATACACGATGGCGACTTTTGAGGCTGGCGTCCCCTGCGTGACGCCCACAATCGTCGAGCTGGTCAATATCAACAGCGGTCAGTGCGCGACGATGACGATCCCGGCGCACACCTATTCGAGTTCGGAGCTCGGCGCGGAGCGGATCGTGCTGTCGAGTCCATTGACCATTGGCGCGGGCGAGGCTCTCCTTATCACCTGGGATAGCGGCGGAACCCTCCAAAATGTTGAACTTGTTCTACAATAGGGGGGAGCATCATGAACACGGGCTATTGCGTCACCCATCGCATGACTCAAGCTGATTTCGACGCCGGTCTCGCCATCGGCATGTCAGGCGGCTTCATCGAAATCGTGGACGGTAATGGCGTCGCGGCGGGGCCTATGTACATTACGGGGACTGCGGGAGCCGTCCCCATTGGCGTAGGGAACTCCCTGGTATGGTTCAGGACAGCCGCCGCTGGCCCCGGAATTGAGCATTTCAGGATCGTCTACGATATTGATGGAGTTACAGCCGATAAGGCTGACCCCACGGATATCAATAAGTGCCTGAAGGTATTGGGAATGACGGACGTTTTCACAGCCGCTGGCGACCAAATGCAGATAATCGTGAAAGGTGAAATCGCTACGCCTTCAGGTTTGGTCGCTGGGGAAATGTATCTCGGCGCGAACGGGACCATAACTCAAGTTGTTCCAACGTCAGGAGTATTCGTTAAACTTGGCTATGTCGCCAGTTCGACGAAAATGATCATCAATATCGAGCATCCTATCGTCTTATCATAAAGGGGTAAGTCATGGCTAAAACTTTTGTTGATCTTGTCGGCGGCGTTCTCACCGTCAGATCCGCCACCGCTTCTGGCGGCGCGGGGAATGCGAACCAAGTCGTAGCGCTCGACGGAACTGGAGCCATTGACGCCTCCATGCTGGGGGGGACCTTTGTAGCGTCCCTAGACGTCTCAGTTGTCGTTACGGCCTCCATAGGCGCGATGGTTTACATCAACTCGGCGGGCAAGATCGCCCTCGCCGTGGCTTCGAGCCTGGCGACCCAGGCTCAGGGGTTCATCAAAGACAACGTCTCCGTCGGCGAGACCGCCACGGTGTATTTCTCTGGCGAGAACACCAATCTGTCTGGGCTCACCATTGGCGCTCCGGTCTTTCTGGACGCAGCGGCCATAGGGAAAGTTACTTTGGCGGCCCCTGGCAACCCGAACATGGATCAGCCGCTAGGCTTCGCCGTAAGCGCGACGCAGCTCCATTTCCGTCCAGACACCATTGTGGTCCCGTAAGGCAAAAGGTAAGGAGGGACGGTTCGCATCCGTCCCTAACCTGTCGATCTAGGCTATTATTTTTCCAAGCGCTTCCTGAACGCTCGCGATTTTTTTCGCGAGCGTCGTCTTCATCTCCTTTACATCCGCGTTCTCAGCCTTCAACTGAGCATTTTCTGCGCGCAGAGCATCGGATTCGTCGGCCAACAGGACCAGCAGGCGCGCGGCCTCTCGCGCCTGGCTGGCGAGCGTTGGCGCGAGCGTTGGCGCGAGAGATGGCGTGGCGCTAGGCTGGGCGCTAAACATGGGCCATACGCTATCGGTCCACCATTGAACGAAAGCCTTCGATCTGTTTTTCCGACTGGGCGGCGCTCCCGCTGCGATACTTTCGATCCACTCTTCCGATATGGCTGGAAATGTCGTCCCATTTAGGGATATCAGACGCCGGGGAGAGGTTCGGGCGCCTCCTTGCCAATTTTTGAGAGGATGGTCGAGTAGCCTCTCAACATCGGAGATAGCCACCCAGAGATCTTCTTCCTCATCTTTAGCTACGCGGATCAGGTAACTGAACCCTTGAAAAAAGAAAGAAGCCTCCTTGCCCTCTATCTTCATAATGGCTGACGGAGGGGCTGAGTCGATGAATGCTGGAGAAACCTCCGCCGCCAGCCAATGCTCAAAATCCAGTCCCAAAATCTTGTTCTTCCCCTCCTGGCCTCCGACCAGCAGGGGAATGTTAGTCTCGCAGATGGCCGCCACGCTTTCTCCTTCGCAAAGGATCTGTCTTCTTGGAGCGTTCCTTGCAGCGAGCGGCCATCCCTGTACGACCCCAAAAACGTTATTCAAGGACGGTCTTGACACCCAGAGCCGCCCTTCGTCGTCCATAGCCGCATAAACATGCGTTACATGATGGGTAGCTGTGGAGAAGTCAAAGGAACGCGACTGCATGGGGGAGAGAGGGGCTTCCGCAGGAGGGGCGAGAGATTTGCTCGCAAGGGGCCAAGCGACTATCGCTGGCTGATCGCCTGCGTCCGCTTTCTTTTGCTGGGAGACTCCTTGCTTGGCTTCAGATTCTCCATTAACGGTCTCTTGCGCTCCATTTCCCCCCACGCTCAACGCGAAGAGCGCGCTATACGCCGCGACTAGGTCAGGGTTAGCGTTGCGGATCGCGGGGAGCGCCTTCATTTTATCCCAGCAGGGGCTGTCGATCAGGCGATGCGTCTGATCCTGGACGTCCCGATGCGCCCATAAGCGGTTCTGCACGGAATCGACGACATCAACGCCTAATATCTCGTTGATGTCATTGATATCAACGCCTAGGCGTTCTGGCCAAAAGACCGTCTCGCCATGCTTTACGGCTGGCAACCGCCACGCTTGGCGCGGCGCATCCTGCCTGCAGCGCAACACATAGGATATCTCGCCATTGGCGGAAGTGATTAGCGCGGCGGCGGGCGTCTCGGGGGGAGCGATTGGGATGGGGTCCGCTGCGGCAATGACGAGGAGGGGGCTTTGATTCCTTGCCTCTGGAGAGAGGAAGTTGTCCCTGAGCCACGTTTCAACGCCATGAGGCCCCCCTGGCAGTTCGTTGCACGCTTTGAGGGCTTGCTGAAGGGTTATTGCATATGTTGGTCGCGTGGACGGACACCATGAATTTTTATCAAAGAGAATCTTCTCTACGTCGCCGACTGATTTAAGATGTGAAATTAAAAATCCTTTTTCATATAAAGTGCATGCAGACCAAACATCACAAGCTCTGAAAAAATATGAGTCATTTTTTAGTACATAGTTAACGCGTCTTTTATTGCCTGCGTTATCAGTGAAAATAAATTGCGGTTCTTTCTGGTTTTTTTTTGGTTTTATGCGCGGAATTTCTACCTTATTCTTGTAACTTGCATTCGCACTCATCTTGATACCTATGCATATTTTGCCTGGAATATGGTTATTTCTTAATGCGCTACTCGCTATCGACAACCTTGAAAGCGTCTTTGCAGTCCTCGGATCTGATGACCCACCCCTCTCTTGTCCGCAGGGGAGTGACCCTCTTGCCATTAAGGGGTCCGCCGTGAGGAAATAAGCAGACAGCCTCTGAGCCTGTTCGCCTTATCGCTAAGAAAACGCATGATTTTTCTCTTTCATTACATGTTATTTCTCCGCACTCTATAACCACCGTGTATGCGCAGCGCATAAACTCCTCCACTTTGGTTGGATGACAAGTATGGTTGCATACCATATGTTCACACATTCATAAAATCACGGCAATGGCTAAAGGCAGGGAATAAATGGCGGTAATGCGTGGGGTTAAGATAAAGCTGAAGCCGACGCCCGAGCAGGCGAGGACCATGGATCGGTGGCGTCGAGGAGGCATAAACCTGTGGAATTTGCTGCTTGGGATGGAGCAGGCGGCCTACGACGGATCAAAATTCCGCCCAGAATTACGCTGGCGCGAGATTTGGGCGCAAGTCGTTAAGGAGGGATATGCGGATGCTCTCCATTCCTGGAAATATGGCAAGAAAACAAAGTATGGAATTGTTAAGAAAAAACCTGGAGAAGGGAAGGAGCCTGTAGAGCCGCCGCAAGACCATTACCAAAAAATTTCCGGTTCCTCTGTGGATGGAGAGCCTCCCAAACTTTTTATTTGGGAAAGCGATCTTCAGAAGATCATGGCTCGTCTCAAGGAGAATCCGACCATGAAATGGATTGAGGCGCTTCCCTCACACTCCTCTCAGCAGGTCTGTAAGGATGTCGTCAAAGCCATAAAAACCATGCTCCTTGAGCGGAAGAAGCGCAAAGACGGGGCTGGAGGAAGAGACACAGGGTTCCCCCGCTTCAAAAAGTCGCGCTATGCCGTAGGGAGCGTCTATATGGTCAACACTCAAACAATATTTGACCACAAAGCCCGAGAGGTGAAGCTGCCGAAGCTGAAACAAGCTATCACCTTCAGGCAAGAGGGCGTCCCTATTGACGGCAAGCTGCAGGGAGGGCGCATCTGGCGTCTGGGAGAGCAGTGGTGGCTGTCTTGTCAATTCGAAGTCCCTGACCCCAAACCCTATCCACACTTCGGGCGCGAATGCGGCGTCAAGATCTCCGCCAGCATTCTGGCGACCACATTCGACGGGGAAAAAATCCAGCAAACGCCGCCGATGAAAGAGGACAGGAAGCTGGCGCGGCGCATCAGGCTCGCTAACCGACGTTTGGCGCGCCGCCATAAGGGGACGAAGGATTATTACAAGACAGCCGACGAATTGGCGAATCTCCACGCCAAGGAGCGCAATCGACGCGACGATATGCTGCATAAGGTCTCTGACGCGATCGTTAAGCAGTTCGACACGATAACTGTGCATAAGATGGATGTTAAATCGCTCATGACGACAAAAAGGGTTAACAAACAGACGGGAGATGTTGAAAGAGTTCCTAAAATCCTGACAAAAGCGAACAAGCGCGCCGCCATGGCGCAGTTCCGGGGCTACCTTGGATACAAGGCTGTCGACCGCGGTCGCACGTACAACGAAACGCATACGCTCTTTCCCGAGGTGCAAAAATGCTCGCGGTGTGGGAAACTCCATTACATGCCTCTTGAAAAGCGCATGCTAATATGCGATTGCGGTAATTACGTTTCGCGGCAAGCCAACGCCGCGCAAAATGAATATGAGCAAGGCCAGATCGCCAAGGCGGCTAGCCAGCTCAAACGAGCTTGGGATTGATCCCCTACCCTCGCGTGCGGGGGAAAGTAACTGCCCGCCCTCTGAAGCTGAGGTTTCAGGGGGCTGCCGTGTAAGGCCAAGCGGGTGCGCAGCACAAACCCTCGGGGGAGTGAGCCGACAGCAAGGCAACGGCACTAGAGTGTAGCTTGGCGGCGGAACGTGTGTATTCGCGGTCTACGAGTCGGCGCACGAAGACGGGGGAATAAAGCGTTCCTGTGGTGGTGGGCGAAGCTATCCGTGCTCTTTGATATATGGATCATACGCTTACGCGGAAGGGTATCCTCCACGCGAGCGCGGATGCACGGGCCCTCACCGTCGCCGACGCCATCGAGCTTTAGTATCCTCCACGCGAGCGCGGATGCACGGGCCCGATCTGGCCCGAAATGGGATGCGGAGGTGTATCCTCCACGCGAGCGCGGATGCACGGGCGAATAACGGCCCGGATCAATGGGTGATCCCGTATCCTCCACGCGAGCGCGGATGCACGGCAGGGTATAACATCGCTGCAAGAAAATTAATAGTATCCTCCACGCGAGCGCGGATGCACGGGAATCCTATGGCATACCGCAACAAAGTTTATAGCATCCCCCACGCGAACGCGGATGCACGGGCGTGGGGCTTCGCCTACAAATCGAATATCGTGTATCCCCCACGCGAACGCGGATGCACGGCGGAGGTGATCAAATGTGATTGTCATAGATCGGTATCCTCCACGCGAGCACGGAGGCACGAGTAATAATTACAGGGGTATTAGCGAATAGCCTATATCTTCCACGCGAGCACGATCCACGACTACATGTTCGATCCGGCTAGGCCAGCAACTTCAATGCGGGCTGGGATGCACGCGCCTTCGCTGGCTCTCATGCTTGCACGAAGAGGCGCGCCGTGAAAAAGCACGAGCGATCCAATTGATTCCCAGCGCTTAAGCTCGATTTGCAAAGACGGCTAGTACGCTTAAGTGACGCCCGCTGCACGAAGCACGTCCATCTCGACATGGGCCAACACAAGCAAGATCGCACGGGATATTTACTGCATGAAGCGCACGTCGGATACGTCTACCTTATGCGTATGCACGAAGTGAACTGATGGGACCATTTGCGTACGAGACGACTTGCCCAGGCATATTCCGGCACGAATCAACGCTCCCATGAAAAATGCAACCCGAGCCGCTGGTGATGGCTCAGCGGCTCGGGTTATTTTTCAGAGATGCTCGGCGTGGGCCTCAAGGGCGCTTACGCTTGAAATCAGATGCCCGATGATGTCCTTGGCGATTGCACGATCTTCAGGCGTCTTCTTCGCCAGATGCGTCATCGCATGATTTCCGGCCTCCACGACATACGTAAGCTGGTGATGCGCGGAGTTGTGATGATGATCCTTGTGATCGGCGAGATGGTCGTGATGAGTGCTAGTCATTCTCTCATGTCCCTTTGGAAATTTAGAATATACTCGCTCGTAACATGAGCGGTGTTACCACATATATCAAGAAACGTTTACTGTTTTTGTTGATTTTTATCTACTTTTTGTCGTAACCAAGTTCCTATTAATCAGCTCACGAACTAATTTCCCCAGACAAGTCATTAAAATAGATTGACTTTTAAGATTCCATGACGGAAAGCTCCTGGATTGGACCCCCTCCTCCAATACGAAGTATTTTAGCGCGCCTTGCGCTGGCATTGGAGTACACGCATGCGGAACTTGAATGACCTGAACCAATTTAGGGACAGGTCTCGTGATGTCATTGCAATATACGGCGGATATGGGGATGATTCCTGCGGGCGATTCTTCCTCATGTCGCCCATTGATAAAGCGTTTATGTGCGTCATCGCTTCTTCTGGAGAAGGTTGGGACCATGTGTCCGTGAGCCGCAAGAACCGGGTTCCCAATTGGATCGAAATGGAATTCATCAAAAGGGCGTTTTTCCTGCCCCATGAGGTAGCGGTTCAATTCCATGTCGCCGAATCCGACCATATCAACAACCACGTCAACTGCCTCCATCTCTGGCGCCCCCTCCATTATGATTTTGTCCTCCCCCCGGCGTGGATGGTCGGGATTCCCGAGCAAAAGGAGGCTGGCGCATGAACAGCGTTCTCATTACTGGCGGAACCGGCACTTTTGGCCAAGCGATCGTGGATAGGCTGCTCCTTGACCGGAACATCGCCAAAATCGCCATCTATTCGCGCGACGAACAGAAGCAAGAGGCTATGGCGTTGGCGCGGCCGGAGTCCCTCGCCGATGATCGGCTCCGGTTTTATATTGGCGATGTTCGTGATGAGAATCGTCTCAAAATGGCGTTCAAGGGCGTGGACGTCGTGATCCACGCCGCGGCGATGAAGATCGTCCCAGCATGCGAAAAAGACCCCATTGAAGCGATTAAAACCAACATTGGAGGCGCGTCCAATGTCATAAGCGCCGCCCTGGCCTGCGGCGTAGCTAAAGTCATAGCTCTGTCCACGGATAAGGCTGTTTCTCCAGCGAATCTTTACGGAGCCACGAAACTCTCAGCCGAGAAGCTGTTTGTCGCCGCCAACAATCTCACCAGCGCGGGAGGCCCCGCCTTTTCGGTCGTTCGCTACGGCAACGTTTCGGGCTCGCGCGGGTCCGTTATCCCCCGGTGGCGCTTCCTGTCCGCCCTGGGCAGGCCGTTGCCCGTCACTCACCTCGACATGACCCGCTTTTGGATTACAATTCAAGACGCCGTGGAGTTTGTCCTGAATGGTCTGGGCGTAATGCAAGGCGGCGAGGTCTTCATCCCGCGGATGCCCAGCTTTCGCATCTCGGATCTGGCCGCCGCAATCTATGGCCAGGATGATTACCCGTGCGAAATCATTGGCGTTCGACCAGGAGAAAAGCTCCACGAGGATATTATCACTGTCCACGAGGGGCGGACGGCGACGCAGAACGAATACGCCTTCGTCGTCTGCCCGCCTTGGCTCTTGCCCAGCGAGCCCATGGAAGAGGGTTTCTCGCTGAGTTCGGAGCGCAATGATAAGTGGCTGTCGACGGATGACCTGAAGATGCTGCTTGGGTCCGTTTAAGATGACGCGCAACCCACATCAGGTAACGAAAGATTTCGAAGAAGCGCTATGCGAATATACTGGCGCTCCTTACGCCGTTGCTGTGAATTCGTGCACAATGGCTCTATTCTTATGCTGTAAATATAAATGCGTAGGCGAAGTTATTATCCCAAAACGTACATATGTCAGTGTCCCCATGAGCATTATCCATGCTGGAGGAACGGTTAAATTTGAGGATAGACCATGGAGGGGCGCTTACCGGCTGTGGCCGCACAGAATTTACGATGCTGCTAGGCGCTTTACGTGGAGGATGTTCGCAACCACGGGGCGCGAGGAGGACTACAAGTATGTTTGCGTCTCTTTCCACGCTTCCAAGATCCTGGGGCTAGAGCAGGGCGGCGCTATCCTTCATGATGATCCCGAGGCTGACGCTTGGTTCCGCCGCGCGCGATTTGATGGCCGGACTGAGGGCGTAGCCCCGAAAAACGACGCTTTTCCTATGCTGGGATGGCATTGCTATATGAATCCATCAACATCTGCCCAGGGGCTGTTGAAGCTCCATTCCCTGCCTCGATGCAATCCTGATCTGCATAACGATCAATATCCAGATTTGTCGATGTTGGAGATCTTCAAATGAATATCCTTGGGTACGACTTCGGGCTCAACCGCCCGCCCCTTACCATTGCGGAGATCGGAAGCGGTCACTGTGGCGACCTGGAGCAGGCCCAAGAGCTTGTCGTTGACGCAGCGCGCGCCGGCGCTGGGGCGATCAAGATCCAGACCTACACTCCCGATAGCCTGACGATCAAGTGCAATGGCCCGGACTTCGAGATCAAGGGCGGCGCCTGGAAAGGGCGGAACCTCTATGACCTGTACAGCGAGGCGATGACGCCTCGCGAGTGGCACAGGCCGCTTTTTGATGCTGCGGAAGGCTTGGGCGTTCCGATTTTCTCCAGCCCGTTCTCGGTTGAGGATGTTGATTTTCTAGAGGAAATCGACTGCCCCGCCTATAAAATCGCATCGGCCGAGATCAACCATTTTCAGCTTTTGGAGCGCGTTCGCGAGACGCAGAAGCCCGTCATTATCTCCACGGGCATGGCAAGCCTCTATGACATCAATGCGGCTCTGGACGCCCTCTATGGGCGCGACGTCGTCATTCTGCACTGTGTGTCGGGCTACCCCACACCAGTTCGGGAGGCCAATCTGTGGTCTATCAGGAATCTGCAGAGCCGCTTTTCTCGCCATGAGATTGGTTTCAGCGACCATACCATCAACAACATCACGGCGATCGCCGCCGTTGCGTGCGGGGTGCGCGTCATTGAAAAGCACATTGGAGAGCGCGGGAGCGCTGACGAGGACTTTGCCTGCCGCCCGGAGCGCTTCCGCGACTTCGTCAGCTCCGTCGAAATGGCATGGGCCGCCATGCAATGCGAGGCTCCAAGAAGCGAAGAAACCAGCATGCAAATGAAAAGGTCAATCTACGTCGTCGAAGACATAAAAAAAGGAGAATGTTTCACGTGTGACAATGTTAAAGTAATACGTCCAGGATATGGGTTGGACCCTAGCAAATATTCTGGAGTTCTGGGAAAAAAATCTAGAAGAGACCTCGATAAGGGAACAGCATTGTCAGAGGGAATGTTCGAATAAGGGGTAAATTTTATGAGATACTGCATACGCTGCGTTTACCCCGAACTGAAACCAGACCTTCGCTTTGATGAAGATGGCCTGTGTTCCGCCTGCCAGAATTATGACCGCCGCCAAGCCGTCGACTGGGCCGCCAGGGCCGTGGAATTCGCGAAGACGGTGGAGCTGAGCTGGCGGCATAAGGGGGAGCCCCTCGTGATTGTCCCCGTCAGCGGCGGAAAGGATAGCACGGCGCAGGTTGTGAAATGCAAGGATCTTGGTTTCCGGGTCCTCGCCGTCAACGCGCGGACTGACATGTTGACGCCAATCGGGCGACGCAATCTGGACAATATCGGCCGGATGTGCGATCTCGTCGAATTTCACCCCAATGATGAGGTCCGCCATCGGATCATGCGCTTGGCTCTGACTGAGGTGGGCGACTGGTCGTGGCCGGAGCATGTGCTAATCCACACCATTCCCTTCCAGGCAGCCGTGAAGTGGAATATCCCAACAATCGTCTTTGGCGAGCTATCTCAGGACGAATACGGAGCAGGCCCCGCTGGCTCCGAAGATACGCCACGCATGACGCGTCGCTATATTGAGGAATTTGCTGGGCTTTTGGGTCTGCGCGTTGATGATGTTCAGGAAATTTTAGGGCTGTCATGCGATGACATGGCTATGTATAGGTTCCCGTCTAGCGACATTCTTTCGGAAAAAGGCATACAATCCGTATGGCTTGGGAGATATTTCCCATGGGATGGGTATGAGAACTTTGTTATAGCAGAGCAAAGCGGATTTGAATACATTGACGGTCACATCGAAGGCAGCCTTTATGGTTATGAGAATCTTGATAATTATTGCACTGGCGGCCGTGATTATCTACGGTGGGTGAAATACGGTTACGGCCGCGCCACCGACATAGCCTGCAACCATATCCGCCGCGGGAGACTCGCACGCAGTGAAGCCGTCGCCTTGGTCAGGGAGCGTGACGGGGCGTTCCCTTGGACCTACTTGGGAAAGCCGCTCCATGAAATCGTCGGCCCCCTCGGCCTGAATCTCAATGATTTTGTGAATGTGGCCGATCGATTCACGAACAAGCAGATCTTCAGTTTGTCCCTGAGCGCGCCGCGTCCTACGCCGCTTTTTGAGGTCGCGTGATGATCAAGAGGCGGGTTATCACCACGCTTTTGTGGGATGGCAAATCCTTGGTGAAGGGAAAGCAGTTCCACAACCGGCGCCATGTTGGCTCCCTTATGCAGGCTATCCGGGTGTGTGACCGGCGTCAGATCGATGAGCTGGTCATTCTCGATGTCGCGGCGACGCCAGAGGCCCGCGAGCCGCGCTTCGCCGAGCTGAGGGAGTTCACTGCTGAATGCTTCATGCCCGTAGCGATCGGAGGCGGGGTTTCGACGTTGGAGCATATCCGCGAGCTCCTTCGCGCCGGCGCGGATAAGGTTGTGCTCGGTTCCGCATTATTTGATCGTGTTTTGATCCGCGCGGCGTCTGAGCGCTTTGGCGCCCAGGCCATAGTCGCCGCGATCGATGTCGCCCATGATCGCGTTATTACGGAATGTGGCAATAAAATCAATAATATACGTCCAGAATGTATGGCGCGCGCCGCTGTTGAAGATGGCGTTGGAGAGATCATTTTAACCAGCATTCCCCATGATGGCGGCGAGGCGGGATTTGATCGTGATTTGATCCAAAAGGTTTCGACCGCCGTCAGCGTTCCCGTTATCGCGGCTGGCGGCGCTGGGAATTACGCTCATCTCCTTGAGGCGTTCGAAGTTGGCGCCGACGCGGTGGCCGTTGGCGCGGGGTTTCTTTTTGCCGAGATGACGCCGCAGGGGGCGCGGCGCTATCTCCATGACCATGGGATTAACACAAGGCTGGCAGGATGACCGGAATTGTAAGCGCGTGCATTATACAAGCGAGGATGACTTCAAGAAGATTTCCAGGAAAAACCATGGCGCTTCTCGACGGGAAGCCTGTTCTGGAGCATGTCCTAACGAGGGCCAAACTTATTTCTGGGATTGATAAAGTGGTGTGCGCGTTCCCAGAGGATGAGGCGTCCTTGCCCATCCTGAACCTATGCCGAGAGATGCGCGTTCTTGCTTTCGCTGGAGATGAGGATGACGTCCTCGGCCGCTATCAAGAGGCGGCCAAGGATGTCAAAGCCGATATCATCATGCGCTTGACAGCGGACTGTCCGTTCATTGATCCTGCGTTATGCGAACTCGTGCTTGAGATGCTTAAAAAAGAGGATCTTGACTACGCATCGAACGTGCATCCCACCAGGACATTTCCAAAAGGGTTCGATTGCGAATGCTTTACCATGGGTTGCCTGGAGGCGGCAAGCGGAGAGGCATCTGATCCGTACGATAGGGAGCACGTAACTCCCTGGATGCAAAATAATAAACGCCTTGACATAGGGACACTGGCGGCTAAGGTCAATGTTTCCGACATTAACTACTGTGTAGACTTCCCCGAAGACATAAAGAGACTTGAAGATATATTGAGGTCGTCGAATGGATGATAATCTTAAGCTGTGGGAAGGTCAGTTTGGCGATGACTATACCGAGAGGAACTGCTCTTCGTTCGAAAATATTGAGGCTCGCCGCCGACTCCTTCTCAAAATCGTTGGAGCGATGAAAGAAAAGATCAGATCGGCGGTTGAGATTGGCGCGGGATGTGGAGCCAACCTGAAAGCGCTCAGATATATGGTTGGCCCCACCGTGGCGTTGACCGCCATCGAGCCCAACCAGCGCGCTAGGGAGTACATGAAAACCAATATCGGGGCGGAGGTCCTGAGCGGCTGCGCTGGCCAAATTCCGCTTCAGGACGCCTCGAATGATTTTGTCTTCACTTCAGGAGTCCTGATTCATATCCCCCCTGCGAAGCTTGGGGCGGCCATGGACGAGATTCACCGGGTTTCCAGTCACTGGATCGCCGCCATCGAATATTTCAGCCCGGAGGTGACGGCGGTCGAATATCGAGGGCGCGCTGGCGCGCTATGGAAGGCCGACTACGGCTCGCTCTATCTGGAGCGATTCCCGGACCTCAGATGCATCGCCTATGGCTTTGAGTGGAAGCCCGCCACTGGGCTCGATAACGTGACTTGGCATCTTCTGGAGAAGCAGCCGTGATCGAATTGGTGAGCATCTACCCGCAAGAGGGGGAGCCCCCCTCAGAGACGCTTGATTTTCTCTACGATCTGCTCGCTGAGAGAGACGAGACCACCAATATCAGCCACATTTCAATGCCAGGCCGTCCCACACACGTTGATTTTGTTTTGGGACGCCCATACAAGGACTGGTGGTTGCTCGTTGACGACGGCGTGCGCGTCGGAGCCATGTACCTTTCCAAGGCGAATGAAGTTGGGCTCTTCCTGCTTCGGCGATATCGTGGAAAGGGGCGCGGGCCACGAGCCGTCGTCAGGCTCCAGCAGAGGTCGAACGCGCCTCTCTTCGCCAACATCAACCCGCGAAACTACCCATCGATTGGCATGTTCGAGATGCTTAATTTCACGCACATTCAGAACACATACAAGTGGACGCCTCCATCAAATTGAGGCGTTGGCGTCGGCGTGAAGATAAATGAGGTGGTCAGCCGCGGCTGCAGTCGCCGCGCTGTAGAGCATAATCCCCATAGTGCTGCCGCTGTTGGTCACATCGACAACAGTGACGAGACTGACGCCTCCCGTGAGGTCATACCAGTTCGCCGTGGCCCCGCCTGGCGAATAGGTGGTGATAGCCCACGGCGCAGCGCGCATCTCGTCCGCAAATTTCCAGAACAGGCCGACTTTTGATGTCGCGGAGATCAGACTCAACGCGCCCTGGGTTCCCGCGTTTTGCGCCGGAGCAGTGGCGTAGGGGAACGTTTTCTGATAGTGCCTTTTGCACATATCAAGACTGGTCTGGAATGGTATATCAGTGAAGCTTTGGATAAGAGATCCAGTAACCAAGCAACACTCATCTATTGAGATGCTGTCGTCAGCGCCAGCGGTGCCTGATGGAGTCCACGTAAACTGAACTTCTCCCTGACCAGAATTTACAGGAACTATTACAGTGCTTGTTCCTGATATGACTGTTCTAGGGCTGCTTACCGCGAGGTTGGTCGGTATCGTGAGGACAACGGTTTCAGCAGTAAAGCCGTTCACCCGCTTTCCCACGCTCCCGGTTCCGAATGCTACCGTGACGGTTAGCGTCCCGGAGGCTGGAGACCAGTTGGCGCCAGATTTTACCGCGCAGCTAAACGACAGCAGGCTCCCTCTCATCCTATAAATCTCATCAGTGTCAAATGGATAGCCAAACGACACCACCGCCGTTCCGGTCTGCCCGGAGTTGCGCGTAACCTTGGCGGCGCAGTTTGGCGTCGCTCCTGCGGAAAGATCTGCAACAGCGGCGACAATGCTGGCCTCGGTGGCCCCCGTCGCCAGATACCATCGATCGGCCGTATAGGCTATCGTTGACGCTGGGACGGCGATCGATAGCCCTCGCTGCCAGATCAGGAAGCTGCCATTCGGAGCCATGACGTTTTGGAATCCTGGCGCATTTGTATTCGCCTGCGTCATCAAAGTGGTAAGGGCGGTAGCCAGATCGCCATGGATGGCGTTCCAAATCGCGCTCTGGACAACCTGTCCGGCTGTGGCGTTGGTTGACCCGGCTGGGCCTGTATACGTATTGCCAGTAAACGGCATCAGTCGCCCTCGGAGCTGTTTTTCGTTTCAAGCAGTCGCGGAGCGCCCCTCATGGGGAGCGCGGTCATCACCGCCACGCCACGCGCCGCGCTCATAGCCTCCTCGTGGGCTTTGCCCATCTCGCCGCGGAGGCTTCCAATCTCGGCGCTCACCCCGTGCGCCTTCTGCGCGATCTCAAGGAGTAGGACAGGAATCCACGAGTCCGCGCATTTCCAGTCATCAATGATTTCCCCAGTATTGGGGTTGCGGCCTTGCAGATGCGTCCAGGAATCGCATGTATGGCATACTTCCGACATCGGAAGCTTATGATAGCGGCAGATAAGGTTTTCGTCGCCGCGCGGTATTTTTCTTGTCATTGATCAATTCTTCTGGCAAAGGATGATATCCAGATAAAGCACGTCGAATGATATCCACGCTCCACCGCCAGCGGCCGCGAGAGATATTCCCGTCGCCGTCGCCCCTGTGGACGCCGTATAGACGCTATACCAATCAGTGCCGCCCGAACCGCCGCTTGTCCCGATATTGCCATGGTCGTAAGTGTGGGTATGACCGGGATCGGTAAGGGTGTGATTGTGAGACGCTAGGTTTGTGATCGATACGTTGAAAATCGATGAGAACCCTTTCGTGCCGTGCGTCCCCCCTCCTGCTCCGGATATGAGCCGCAGGGCGTAATCGTTGTAGGCGACAATTTGCGTCCACGTAGCCGGAGCCGCCGCTTGGGCGAAGAAGGTCCTCGTTCCAGACGCAAACGCCGTCACGGTCGCGCCTCCGGTCGTTATGCTTCCAGTGACGATGACGTTTGAGCTAAAAGTGACGTTCCCAGCGAAACCAACGGTCCCATCCGAATTGAACCAGCCAGCCTGCACCCCCGAGGCCGCCCAGCCGATCTGATTGGCCCCCGCGAGGTAAAATCCTGTGGTTGGAGACGAGCTGAATGTGATCGATGGCGCGGTAACGACGCCCGATGCGGCCTTGAATGGCCCAGTCATTAGAGAAACGCCAGTCGTCGCCAGGGATTGAGTGAGCGCCGTGGCGATGTCGCTGTAATTGCTATTATGATCCGTCGCCTTGATCAGGCCCCCAGGCGAAAACGCCCCAATCGGCAGACTGTAAGCCCCTGTGGAATTGCGTGGCATTACCTTAGCCCCCTCAAGGCGTTAATCTGGTATTGGCGATCATTGCTGGACGCAGGCTGTTCCGTTGCGATCTTTGGGGCGGCGCCGATCAGGGCGGAGCGAACGCGACGGCGAGTTGCCTCTTCCGCTGCTGTCCGGGCTGGTATCTGCGCGATGGTCCGGGCTGCATTGCGAGCGACGGCGGGATCAATGCTGGTAAGCTGGCGCACCAGCTCTTGCGACCTCTGCGCGCCGTAATTTTTGGTGGCGAGGTCTCCAATAGCTTTTATCGTTCCGGGGATATCAAGGGATGCGAGCTTGCCAGCGATCCTTGGGGCCAATTCCCGGTATTCGGTCTGGTACAACATTGGAGCTGTACGCGATCCGCTAAAAACGCCTTCAAATGTCCGCGTTCCAATATTTTCGCGCTGGATTTCCCCCCAAAGCCTATCTGCTTGGTTTTGGGGGAATACGCGTCGAATAAAATTCTCAGTCGCTTCGGTGTTAAACTGCTTCGCTGGCATGGTTGACTGATACCGTTGCGAGGTGACCATGTCGTCAAACTTCTGCATGACGCCAATGCGATACGCCTCTTGCTGCGGAGGCGTCATTCTGCCGAACTGGGTCAGAGCTCTGCGTTGCTCCTCTCCAGCCTTCATCACCGCGCCAGCGCCAAGGGCCATCACATCCTGAGCGCTCCTGGCGCCAGAAAAGATGGCGTCCGCCGCCGCAAGCTGCGGATTAGCCGACATTACGGGGCCATTCGGCGCGTTCATCGATGAACGCAGGTCCATCAGCAGCCGTGTCTCTGGAGTGGCTCTGCCGTTGGCGCCCATGGATTTGGCTATCATGTCGTCTAGAGACCGCCTTACGGCCATGTATTCAGGGACGGTCCTGATGGGCCGAACCCGGCCCATGGCGTCTGGCCGCTCCAGAAACATTCTGATGGCTTGGCGTGCGGAAGCGCCAAGACCGGAGTTTGTCTTGAGAATCTCGCCATTGCCCGCGAGAAATTGCCCCATTTCCGCCGTAATGTCGAAATCGCGCGCGTTCGCGTATGCTTGCTGATACCGTGTCCCAGCATTCTGATTGATTTCCGCATCAAGCCGCGTCATCTCGCTTTCGAGATCGCGTCCTCCTGTTACGCGAGAGAAAAGATCCTGCAGACGCGCGGGCTGGTCTACTAAGCGCGTTTCGAGGGCCTCTCTGGCCATCGCCTCTGCAGGGCCGCCAGTCCCTGCGGCGTTTCGCGCCGCATTGATAAGTCCGACGTCAGCGCCAGGCCGACCAGCTTCACGAGCGGTTTGGGTCGCTGCGTCAATCACATTGAATGGAACAGCCGAGCCAGTACGCCCCTGACGCATATTCGCAGCTATCTCAGCCGGGTCGAGGCCGCTTTGCTGGATCATATGGGCTATATCTTCGGCCGCAGAGCGCTCCGCGGTGGCGGTCGGGCTAAGAATCGTCCCAGCAGCGCGGCCGAGAGCCCCCGCCCCAGCGCCAATAGCCGCGCCGACGACAGGAGCCGCCGCGCCTACCGCGCCTCCAATCGCGCCGCCCTCAACCGCACCGGCGACGCGGGGCAAAACGCCCCCCTCAGCAGCGCCAAAGCCATACGCAGCGCCTTGGCCCATTCCGGTGAGGGCGCCAGCCTTGGCCGCAGTCCCAAGAGTTGCGCCGGCGCGCATTGCGCCTCCGGCCGCCCCCATGGGGAGGACCATGCCCGCGCCGATCTCGGCCCCGTATGCTGAATAAGGGTTCGATATTCTGAACTGAGCGAGTTTGCTCCGCTCATCAGCCAGCGCCTGGTCGTAGTCCTCGCCGGTGATGTAGTGGCGGGCATTGGCGTTAATCTCATCGCCGAAGCCAAAGGTTAGCCCTTGCTCCGCCGACCTGCCAACGCCCTTGGCGTATTCGCCCCATGTTTTTGGTTTTCCCGTCTCTGGGGAGACGGCGGGGCCAAATTGGTCCCATTCGCTGGCGGGCGCCTGAGCGACGGCGGGGCCAAACTTGTCCCATTCGCTGGCGGGAGCTTTCCCGCCAGCCTTCGCCCATTCAGAGAAAGCAGTGGCTCCCGGAGCAGCGGGAGCGCCGAATTGTGCTTGCTCTCCCGCCATTAGGGGCTTCCCATCAGGTCAAGGGGCGGAGAAGCTGGGGCCTGAGGAGCGGCAGGGCCTGCGGGTTTGGGAATGACCTGAACAGGACCCGCAGGTCCTGGGAGGGGAGCCTGCGGCGGCGCCGGGCGGGCAGGAAGACGCTTCAACATCTCCATTGCCGTCCCAGGATGAAGACCGAAATGTCTTTCAAATTCTGACATGCGCTCAGGAGTGGGATTGGCCCCAAGCTGGGCTATGGCAGCGGGAGGAACGTTCGCGGCGTTGGCGTTCGCCACAGCCGCTTGGCCGCCCTCTGGGGGCTTTCTATTCGTTAGGATGTGGTCGTATCTATCAATTTCAGCTTTCGAAAACAGTGGGTTAGCTTCGTAGTAATCACGCTTGATCTGATCGAAGCCACGATCAAGAACGCCGCCATGTTTATTGGCGTATTGATTGGCGAGATTCGCTGTTTCGAGCTGCCGCTGGGCAATCCTCATCCGGATATCAACAATGGCGGCGTTAGCCGCAGGAGTGTTTTCGATATCGAAATTTGATTTTTCGATCATATGCATTTCTGGGATACGGACCGCCCCGGACTCGCCCATTTCTCGAATGTTTTCCAAGCTGGCGGCCGACCCAAGTTTCTTCGCATACTGCATGAGGCTGGCGGTGTCTCCTGAGTAACCAACCATCCGGAGGGCAGAGCTCATCGCCTCCACGTTTCCCGCCTTCCATCCAGAATAGAAGGCAGGATCATGAATCACTTTCTGTAGCGTCTGGAGCTGGGGAAGCTCGTCCTGGGCGTCAGCCGCCCGCTTCTCGATAATCCCTTGCTTTGTGGCGTAGGTCTCTCCAGTCTTCCTAGCGTAGCCTTCCTGCTCGGCAAGTCGGGTCTTTTGGCGGTTAGCCCATTCCACCATTTCCCCGACGCTTCCGCCCGTGGGGAACTCATCAGTGGCTCCGGGCGCGCTTGGCGCAGCTCCGGGCATAGCAGGATGCGTCATTGTCTGGACGGGGTTCAGAACAGGTTGCCCTTGAGCCCCTGTTCCCCAAGTATAAGGCTGTTGGATTTTCACTCCTCCAGCTTCTATTGGGAGCATTTGGGTTTGCGGGAGACCTCTCATGGGAGACCTATGGAATCCAGTGTATTGGTTCCCAAACCATACTGTTCCATCCCGTGGATCGACGTATTGCGTTGGAGCCAACGCCTTTAGTCGATATTCCTGGTTAGCCTTCGCTATCTCTACGTATTGCGGAATATTACTGCGGAGCCCGGCCTGGATTTCCGCTGGCGTTGGGAGCGGGGGGAGTCCGGGCGTCGGAGGCATGAAATCTGGAGTGGCTTGCGGCGTCGCAGCGCGGGGGGAGCCCCCCGCAATCGCGCTCGTCATCGCCGTCTGCCCCGGTCCTCCGGCTAGAGCAGGCCCCCCGCCCCCTGCGATTGCATTGACAGCCGCCTGCTGCGGCGCCAGAGCCCCTGTCGGCGAGAGGGCGGGGCTTGGGACGCCGCCCATATATTTTATCATTCCGCCAATTGATTGCGGGGCATTGCCTCCAGGAGCCGCTCCCTGAGCCAAAGAATTCGCCGGGAGAGTTATTGATGCGCCAGTTGGCCCGGTCAGCCCCCCAGGAGCCCCTGGGGCTCCTGGGGCCATGGGAAAGGTAGTGGTGGCGCCAGAAGGCCCGGCAAGGGCGTTGACAATGGGGCCGATCGCTTGGGGGGATGGCGCGGCGGGAGGAGCTCCAAACGCAATCATTCGCGCTTCATCAGCGCGCCGACGCGTGAGATCTACCTTAACTTTTCCGCCAGCATGATTGTAATGCTGCATTTTTGCTGCGACGGAAGGCCAATCTCCCTTATTGATATCGGGGATCAAATCGCTTAGGCCGCCATCCCCAGTCCCAACATTGTATGCAAAGCTGGTAAGCGCCGTCCGCTGACCTGGAGAGAGAGGAACTTTGACATTCTCGCCAATAAATTTTGAGATCGGCTGGACAGAATCGACAAGCGCGGCGTGAGCGGTTTCCGGCGTAAATGTTTGGCCTTTCTCTGCGCGGCTTCCATATCCGCCGCTGTATTGCTTATAATCCCACTTGGCGGTAGAGTCAAACCCCTCCCACTTCTTGATAAAACCAAGGGTGTCATTCGCCTCCATAGGCGTAGGCGCGCGCGCTGAAGACGCTACTCCTCCTTCTGGCGTTGCCGCCGTTTGGTCGGCGCTTGGAGCCGTAGCGGGAGGGGCAGAGGCCGCAGGGGCTGTTGGCGTGGGGGCTGTTCCCGCGCCTGCCGACGAGCTGGCGTCAAACGTCGGGATTGACTTCGCGCCCTCTTCCAGGCCGCCCTTTTGTAACTCTCCAGCTCGGCGCCACATTGCCGCGCCGAGCAGTTTGCTCGATATCGTGTCAAGCGCATTCGCCCAGGTGTACGGACCCTGATGGGGCTGCCCCTTCATCATGGCCGTGGCGTACTCGCGCATGCTCTGGATCTGCTCTGGCGTGGCCGACGTTATGGGAGTCGGCAAGAGATTGCTCAGATCAAAGTCAGCCATGGCTCCCCCTACGCCGCGATCCGCGCGGCGGCCTCGGTCGCCTTGCTATAGTCAACGAATTTGACGCCACTGACCTCGAAGACCGCTCCTGGATTGGTTTTCTCGATATCCTGCGCCATGACGCCGATTTGGACTGGGCCGCCAGTTTTATAGCGGAAGCGATAGATGGGCGTTCCGTCGAACAGTTCGCCAACGGGCTCAATATCGGTCTTGGCGCGCCTGTCGGACATCAGCATTGCGCCGCCAATGCTGCCTGCCATCCCCGCCAAGCCCTGAATCATGGCCGACTGCTGCGCCATCTGCGCCTGATAGGTTTGCTGCGCCATTTGATCCGCAGATGCTACGGCGCCCGTGTAATTGGCCGGCTGGTAGTTCGTCGTTGGCGTATTCGTCAAACTCAGCCCCATGGGCGCGCCGAGCCCCGCGAGCTTGGCGGCGGTGTCGGCTGGCAGGTTGTACGCCGCTATCGCCTCCTGGAACGCCTGCGGTTGGAATTGCGCAATCGCTCCAGAAACCGTCTGCCCCTGGCTCTGCCGCATTGAGTTCATCGCATTGTCGTAGGCCGGCGTCCCCGGCATAAGCCCCTGGTTGCGGAGCTGGTTGTCAAGCGCGTTTGTCTGCTGGCTGAAGAAAGGCTGCAAATAGCCCATCTCCCCCGCCATCATCTGATTCGTCGCGCTGTTGGCCGTTCCAAGGATATTCGGCGCGCCCGTGTAGGCTCCCTGGAGGACATTCGTCGCCCCTTGGCCAGCGACATTTTTTGTCCCGTAGAGGCTGTCCAAAAGCGCTTGATTCTTCGGGTCAAGCGTCTGTGTCGCGGTGTAACGGGTTATCCCGTCGGCTCCCGTGACCGGCGTATATTGCAGGGAGCCAAACGGAGTTGACTGATTGATCGCGTTGGCCGCCTGCGTCGCGTTGCCAGTCGCGATATTGTATCCCTGCTGAATCTGCGCCGTCTGCTTGGGATCAGTGGGTGTTGGAGCGCTGGTCGAGCCACACATGGGTTAGTACCCCCCGCCTCTTATAGCTTGGATATAGGGAGAATATCCGCCGCCAGGAGCTTGGCCGCCAGGAGCTTGGCCGTAAGGCGATTGGCCAAAGCTGGGATTTGGCGGCGACCACGTAGCTGGAGGCGCTTCCTGGTTCCAGGCGCGAAATCTCGCGGCCATATCGGGAGTCATCCATGAAGACGTCGGCGCTGGAGTCGGCGCGCTGCCTCCTGTTGGCGCTGGAGCAGGAGCAGGCGCGGGAGCGGGAGCGCCCATCGGGGAAGCCGAATACGGCATCACTCCGGCCGCTCCGCTTGGCGGCGGGCTTGTCCTAAAGGTAGCGCCTGCCGGAACATCCATTCTGCGCCATTGCGACAGGCCCCCGCCCTGATAGCCGCCAGCAGCTATGTCTGTGGGCGTCGGCGCGCCTTGAGCTGGAAATGTGCCTCCTCCTGGCATTGGCGTTGGCGACGGAGGGGTTCCGGAAGGCGGAGCGCCAGATGGCGCGCCCGGAAATGCGCCAGGGGGAGCCGAAGGAAGCGACCCTGGAGGAACGGGAGGCGGAGTCCCTCCAGGAAGAGAAACCGTGGGCATGTTCGTCACGGGCTGGCGAGCGCTAAACCCGACGCCCTGGGGCTGCCCGGCTGGCGACCAGCGCAAGTCTGATCCTGCTGTGTTTGGCGACGAGCCGCACATGTGCTCACATCCTCTCTAAACCGGCGATCTGCGCCATGCGCTCTCGAAAAAACGCCCATTGTTCAGCTTTGTCGCTGTCGCCATCGGTCGGCCCGTAGACCCTCCGCATAGTTCCCTCATAAACGGCTCCCAGCTTTTTGACGCCGCGAGACATGGATTCTTTTCGGGTCCTGACTGTTAGTCGGTTAACATTAAACACTTTCAATGCAAAAATAAAGATTTCTTTCAATATCCTTCTTTTTAGCGTCCCTGGCCCATAGTAATGCACTTCCATATCCGATCCATTGTACCCCGTGAACATGAAAGCTCCGCAGATATTATCATCATCATCAGCAATTCCGACAGCCATGTTATACAACATTGGTTTTGAGTTTGTTATCTCAAAAGCCCAATTAGCAACAACCAAATCATTACCAACAATAATCTTTGTCATTCAGCAACTTCTCCGAGAATTCCCTTTATGCGAGCTTCTCGTCTGGATTTATAAGCCTTTCCATACTTATCAACAAGGTCGGGGAATCTCTCCTTAACCCGGTTTAATACATCTTGATCGCCATACGTATTCTTCCCCTCGCCGAGCGCCCACCAGCCATGGGTTCCCCAATCCTCGACGTCTTTCTTTGGAAATTCGCTGGCGTAAAGGCCCTTTATCCCCTTCTCCAGCTCGCCTTGGATGTCCTCAAGGGATTGCCCCGACTCCGCCTTGACTGACGGCTTGGCGTACCCTCCGCTCATGAATTTGTGAAGAAGGTCAGCGATCGGCCGCATCTCACTGCCCGCGAAATGGCCATGATGGAAAAGCTCCATCATATGGGCGACTGGCTCTTCTTCCTCAATGAGTCCGCACGCCTCGTTGGCTGACAGATCCCTGTAGGCGTTCTCATAGATGACTCTCAGCGGAACGTCAGCGCCAGCATTGATTTTTTCTCCAATGCTGGTAAGATATTGGCCTATAGGCATATCCATCAAATTAAGGGAAGCGGCATGCTGCGCAAGCCTGGACCAGTCGTCAGCCGGGATAAGCCCGCGCCGATAGAGGGAGTGAACCCCCTCGTGAAAAAAGACTCCCATATGGGGGTCATCAGCCCCAATCTCACGGGCGCCGGCTGGGAAAGCCTCATGCGCTCGCTGGCCGGACCCGAAGTTCGCGATGACGATCTTGGCTCCGTCCTCGGCGCTAAGGCCGCGCAGATTCGAAAGGTCCGAGAAGGCGTCGGCGACTAATTGAAAAGGCTTACCATCCCGATCTGTGAATGTCGCGAGAAGTGTCCCATCTTTTTGCGGCTCAATCCGCGACAGCACATGGACGCCAGTGTCATCCGGAACCACATGGCGCATTGGCGCAATCGCCTCGTGGACTTGATTTATCGCCGACGTGGAGACATTAACTGGCTTCCCAGCGTTAAGAGACGTCTCCATCATCTTCGCCACGCGCTCTGGGGTCAGCGCCATGGCTTGGCCTTTGCCAAGGATCTTTTCAAACATCTCCTGGGTAATGCGAACGATCTTATTCGTTTTTGGTTTGCCCCTCTCTTCAGCATCTTTCAAGATGCGATCCCTTACCCGTTCAGAGAGACTGCCAAGAGTGTCTTCAAGAGTATTTCCGCTGAAGTATCTTATGGCGGAGACGATTTCTCTTACCTCAGATAGAGACAGGTCACGAGGGTTACGCCTGAGGTCATCGAGAACGTCTCCCACCAACTCCTTATCTGTCTTGTATTCTGTTAAGTTACTCAAATATTTTGACGGTACGTCTTCTACTTTTCCGCCAAGATTTTTTACGTATTTTTCAACGAATCTTGGGAGATTTTCGTCATAGAATTTCTTCAAAGACCCCGGCTCCGCAAGGACACGAGGCTCAATCTGGTCCGCTCTTGGCAGCGCGAAAGCGTCATATCCATCAGCGACAGCCCTTTGGATGAGATATTTTATCCCAAGCTCTGACCACCAGTTTCCCTTAAAAGGAGCCTCCGGAGGCATATGCTCCACCTCCTCCAGAACCGTGTCTCGGTCAGGTCGGCGCGGTTCGGCGTCAGACTCATGGCGTATCTCTTTATTGACCAAATCCTGATAAGAATAAATCTCTTCTGGAGTTAAAAGAGATTTTACCACATCATAATATGGCAAAAATGCGCCTGGAAGAGTATCACCTCGTTGTAAAACCCACTTCACATCTTCAGTTGAAGATGGATCAAGTTGACCTATTGTGCTAGTTATTTCTCTGCTTTGATTTGACAGATCAATCCATCTTCCATCGTAGTACAGCTTGCCAGAAACCAAATCAATAGCCTTGGTTAGTTTGCGCTCCAGCGGCTTCCACTCTGATTGACGCGCCTCCCATTCCGCCATAGCCTTCTCGTACTCATCGGTTTTATCGGACATGATCTTATCAATGTCTTGTCTATAACCGTGCTTTCGCCCTGCTTGATGAAGGTCGCTTTGCAGCTCATGCAGGAAAAGGACCAAGTCTCCATTTGGCATGGTGCGGTCATCGGCTCGCAGATGGATGACGTCCTGCCCTTCGAAATGGGGAGACGTCCACCCCTGACGCTTAAGTTCAGGGACTTCGATAAGCATCTCTCTATAGTTAACTCCCCCAGGGATGGAGGCATTACGGAACGCATCACTAACTTCCTGGAGCTTTTCCCTGAGGTCTTGCTCCTGTGAAACAAGTTCATTCCGCCTTTGAGAAGTTGGAGACTGAGCTTTCTCCATTTTTATTCTGTTCAACTTCTCAACTATATCCTTGTACTCCTCTCCGCCTTCGCCGAGTTGCCGTTCAGTGACGTGAACATCATTCATACGCATGAAAGTCAAAACATCGTCGCGAGAGATTGAGCCCTTTTGCTGGTTCGCCCAGTCATTAAATCCGATCAGGTCAAGCCAGCGCTTAGCCCCTGGCGTCTTCGTCAGGCCCGCCACCCACTGACCCGCCGTCGCTCTGTCCTGTGGGAAATTCCTCGCCGCAGCAAGATCAGGCCGATAGAAGCCGCGCAGGGCGTACATCTCTTCGCCGCCATGAGCCGCCGTGACAGTTCCAGGCTCAACGGCAAGCATCTCATAGGGTTTGCCATTTTGCTTAACGATAACCGAGTCATAGCCAGCGGACTTCAACGCTTGAGTGAATTTCTCGGCAAGAACTGCGGGCGGATGCGCTTTCCTCCGCGCCTCAAACGCCTTTTGGCTAAGGTCGTCGACCTTTTGCTTAGCCTCCGCGATATCTTCCGGGGGCGTCCCATGTCTCGGATCTAGCGCCCACATCTGGTCTATGGCTGCGTCGCGGGCTTGCTCTGCCTCCCGCGCGTCCCTACGGGCCGCATCGGGAATGGCGGCGCGGGCGCTCTCCAGGGCCTTTGGGTCTCGCCAGGCCATCACGGGGGGCATCTCGTGCTCCCATCCGTGCGGCTTGAGCGACCCCCAGTCAGCCTTCGCCGAATGGACATCGCCCAATTCATCTAAGGCGTGATCAATGACAAACGGCTTCTTGGCGTCGAGTGACAGCAGATAATGCTTAGCGCCAGGCCCAGGCGCGGCTTCTCCATAGTAAGTTCCCGCCTCTCCAGCCTTTCCCAACTCTTGCGCATGCTCCAGCGGCGTCATGTAGACGCCATTCCCCCAAAAGTTGAGATTGAAGCGCGAGCCCGACTTCTCTGGATCGAAGCGATCGAAATCAGCTTCTGTCGCATGGACGCCGCGCAGGGCAAATTGCCCCGCTAGCGCCTCTGGCGTCCGCGCATGCTCTGGAACGCGCTCAAACGCCGCTGTCAGGCGTTTGTTTTCTTTCTGCAGGTCGGAGATGTATTCCCAATCCCTGATGGGATCGGCGGCGGTCATATCCTCCTGATTTTTGTCGATGCGGCGTTTGATCGTCGCAGGGCTAAGATGCTCTCCATCTACTTCCTGATGGTGTTGCACGGCTTCAGGATCGCGCTTGCTCCAGAGGCGGTATCCATCAGGCCAGAACGTGCCAGGGGCTTTGAGCTTCTGCCCAAGGCGATCTTCAATGGCGTTGAGCATGTTGCCGGTGAGGTGGCGGCCTCCTTGGTCGGGATGTGTCTCCATCATCCCGACTTCCCACGAACCGTCGGGGTGTTGGTTCAAGGTGACTTTGGCAAGGGGCTCGCCAAGCTTGCGCGCCGGACTTTCGTTGCGCTGTATGGTCGTCCCTTCTGGGTAAGCACGAAAAACCAGTCGGCCCCTATAGTCCGTTGCTGGTTTTTCATTATTGATCGCGCCTACGACTGGGGAGCCGTCTTTGTCGCGGTAGCCAAACGTCTCCGTTCCAACCACTGGGCGCGGGCCAAGTGCCTTTCCGCCTTCGCTCGGTAGTACTGCTCTGTCTCGTGGTGGCCCAACTTCCTCGCTTGCTCCGATATTTTGAGCGCTCTCTCCGCGACCTGCTGGTGGTCTGTCCCCATGGGCTTCCTCCCTCCAATTCGTTGCATCGCGAAGCGCATATGGCCCTGCCTCGCCAAGTTTTACAGGTTCTGGCGCAGCCGAAGTTTCGACCTCCCGTGGAGCTTCTTCGGCCGGAGCCACATTAGGCGCGTTTGGCGCAACTGGCGCGGGGATCGGCGTAGGCGGAGCGGCTCCTGGAGCTCCCGCGTTTGGCGCGGGAAGAAGAAGCGTGTCGTCAGCCCATCGGCGCATATTCTGCCAGTAGGCGGCCTTCGCTGGGTCTGTGTCATGCCGCCGAGCCGCATCAATAAACGCCTGGATTTCCTCTGGCGTCGACAGCCGTTTTGGTCCAGTAGCGGCGGCTAGCCCATGAGCAACTCCGCCAGCAAGCGCCCCAAGCGCAACGTCTTCATTCATCCCCTGTGCGAGAGACCGTTCTGGGTCATAAATCTCTCGCGCTATCGCGTTGTTCAACACATTGAACGCCGCCATCTGGCCTGCATTGACGCCAGATCCTTCCAGCGCCTTCGCCATGACCGCGCCGATCTCGCGCTCGCCAGCGGTGGCTGTCGCCGACGCCATGGGAATGAGGCTAGTGAGCCCGACACCCGCGCCGAGCAGCGTCGCCAACGCCCGGTCCCGCTCGCTTACCGGCAGGCCCTGCGGCGTGATCGTGACCCCAGGCATCGGATGCCGCCCCTCGCCAGCCTCCATCGCCGCCGTGGCCGCCTCAAACTGGCCCATGCCGCCAGTCCCCACGGCAAGCGCCGCCTGAGACCCCTTTGTGACTGCGGTCCCGATCTTGGCCGCCAGCTCGGGGCCGCCCTCGGTCATCGCCTTCACGCCCCCAGCTCCGTAGAGAGTCGCGAGGAATCCGGTCAGGTGTGCGGCCTTGGTCCCGAATTCGTCAGCTCTTTCCGGGTCTCCAGGAAAAGCCGCCTTGGACCATTTGTCGGCCGCGTCGCCCAAGTGGAAGACAGCGTTGTCCGTAGGGGGGACCTCGGAGCCAGCTTCGTTGGCGAGCCATCCCCCAATGTATCCGGCGAATTTTGGAACAGCGGCGTAGCTTGCCCCAGCAGCCTGGAAAGCATTCTCCGCCGCATTCCGGAGCGGCGTCGTCGTCGGCAAGGCGGCTTCTCCAGCGAGCTGCGCCTCAGCGTGGGCCTTCTTCGCCTGCGCCGCCGCAAGCTCCCGTTCTGCGGCGTCCTTGGCTTCCTGGGCGCTGATCAGGGGCATGCCCATATACGAGAGCGCGGGAGCCTCGGCGGGCCGAGCCCGAGCCTCTTTCGCCTCCACTTCGCGGGCGACTGCGGTTCTGGCGTATCCGGGCAACGCCCCAGCGACTTCAACGCGCCCCTGCTCTGGCGTGAGCATGCCCCACGGCCGACGCGCCAGCGGCGCTTGCGTCGGCTCCGTATCCCCATATCCCGACATCGCGTCAAGAGTCGACCATCCGCCCGTGTCTCGCCCTGGTTGCGGGAGCTGCCCGGAGATCGCGCTCATCAGCGCTTGCGTCTGAGGATTTTGGCCACTGAACATCGGCTGAGACCCGTTCAACGCGTTGACAATGTCCGCGTTATTTGGGTCGAATTCGCCAAATTGAGATGAGAGCGGGGCGCCATTATACATTGGCTCCAAACTCCACTAAAGCGTTGAAGGCGTTAAGCTGAAGAGTCACGTCAGATGAACTAAGCCCATCGAAGATTAAAGCATCGAACACGCCAGTATCAAATATAGACTGGTTTGAAACTATGAGAGGAAGAAGATTTACTTTCATTCGAAGCGCAAGAGCGCGTCCCTGTGCTTCAGTCGAGAGCCAGCTCACAAGAGAAACGTTTCCAGCAGCGTAAATCCCGGTGTCATAAACAGATGCGTCGTAAGCAGACCCTTGAGGAACAATGTTATTGATCGGAGCGCTGGGGCTTGTGTCCGAAAAATCCACATCAACAGCCAGGGTAGGCGTAATTGCTCCGCTCGTCACCATGAGCGGCTCCGCCATGCTCATGCGCTTGAGTCGGCTTGGGTCTCCAAAATAGTTAAACGCGCACTTCAGGTCCGCATTGATGGGTGTTATGAGGTCTGTAGATCCGCTATAGGCAAGATTTACATTACCGGTATTGTCTCCAAAGTACAGTTTATCATTGAATATTTCAAACGTATTCGCATTCCACCCGGTAAACCGACACCATGCCCCAGTAAGAAGATTTGTTACATACTGTTGCTGGCTGACATTCTCCAGAATAGGCACATTCAACAGGGCCAAAGCTTCGTTTGGATAGCTGATGAGTTGCCAGCCAAAGAGATATTGCCCAGCCGCGCCAGATTGGAGCATTGCGTTTTGGATACGACTCGTGATCGCGGCCGAGCGCGAGCCGGCCGGGTCGAAGGGGAGACCTTGCGACACGGGGATGACGCCCTGAGTTGTGATCATCCACAGATCTGACCCCATCCGATAAAAACACCTATAACCCAACGCCGGAGGAAAATCGAAAACGCCCACAAGAGACCAGGCGGTGGCGCTGGACGGATCGGTTCCCTTATAAATGATGAGCTCGCCGCGGCTTGAGGCGAAGACGGCGTAATCGTCAGGCCCCAGGCCGCCGTCAATCGTCCACGTGCCAACGCCGACAAGATAGCCGCCCTTGCTCATCAGCGCGCCAAGGTCGAGCTGCGTCGCCGCTCCCTGGATCGCGTCGGTCCCCAAATACCAAACGCTCGTGGCTTGGTTTTGAACAAACCAGATCCGGCGCTTGTGCACATAAATGCCCCGCAGCGTCGCCGCCGTCACCCCGGTGATAACCGGGTTGGTCCAGATTGCGCCATTCCACAAGAGAGGGGTATCTATGCCATTGACGGCATAGAGGTAATTTGCGCCGCCAGCAGGCGTGAAATTGATATATTGCCATCTGTTGGAGCTCAGTCCCGTCACGACGCGCACGGGGCTCCCTTGCCCAGAAACATTCCAGATTGCGCCATTGCACGCCGCGAACATGGCCTCTGGAGCGCCTTCTGGCCGATAGGTCATGAGGGTTTCCACAGGCGTTGTGGCCAAACCCTGACACCACGTCTGGTATCCCTTGCGCAACTCTATATAGGCGGTCCTTGGCACCCAGTTGTCGAGAGTAACCGCATACCGCGGGTCCATCTTCGCCAGCGGGCTGATCGCATCCCAGCCGCCCACGGGCGCATCCACCGAAACTGCCTGCACTTCAGGAGCCAAATGCGCAAATTTTGCCAGTGTTTTTGGGACTCTCATGACGCATTATGGAGGTGAAACCGGGCCTGGGAAGAACCCATCCTGCACAGCAGAAGGAGATATAAACAAAGGATGCTGGCGTTTTACCAAACTTATGCTTCCAGAACCTCCATCACGGCCCACAAGTCTATCAACCCAGTCAACATACTCTTGTTGCATAGGGAGATAATTGAAGCCTTTCTGCCCCCAAAACCTGTATTTGAGCGATAAGATAAGAGCTCGGTCATCAAGGACCGGCGTGTCCGTATCTGATGTAAATGCGGCTGAGAATTGCTGCCCGAGGCCGCCAACATTGACCCACGAGTCGCTAAGATATTCATAAACGAGCTGGAGAGGGGTGGAGATCTCCGACGGCTGAGGCCAGATCCGATATTGCGCCCCGACTTTTCCCAGTTGCCGCCAATGCCGTCTGGGGCCAGTCACGACAATTCCAGATCGGTGCCACTGATCCATTTGCGGGCTGTCAGGGCCGAGCAACTCCCAACGATTCGTCCTGTCCCACCATGTTCGGTTGATGTAGGACTTAAAATCGGCTGGCAGCGAATATGTGTCGTTGGAGAAGACAAGCGAGACCCCTGGCGCAGTCCCAGTTACATTCATCGTCAGCGTCACCTGCGTGGCGCTGTCCACGCTCTTGATGCGCGCGGCTGTTGGAATATTCGGCCCCGAGCACATCCAGGAGCCAGCGGCCAATCCCGTGGTGCTCGGAATATTCACAATGACGGCCGAGTTCACCGTTGTGTCCCCAGTCGTTGTTATCGGGACGGTGACAACCAGATTGAACTCGGTGCGCATCTGCGTCCAACCGCCCTCAGGGTGATCGCGCAACTCCTCTCCCGCCGCATTGAGCAAGGCAAGCATTTGAATAGTCGTAAAATCCGTATTGCCTATAACGGCAGAGGACTGAGGCAGCCCAAGCTCTTGCTGAGCTGTGTTTACAATTTGCAGCAGAGTCTTGGGCGCAGCCATTGATTATCCTCCCTTCACCCCGATCCACTGGGTCGCGGTGACGGGATAAAACGAGGAGGCGGTATGCAGCTCAATGGGAACAGCGGTTCCTGTGGAATAACTTCCCGCGCCGATGGAAATCGTGCAGCCAGGGCCTGGGTAAAGGCTTGCCGTTGCGTACAGCGCGTTGATAGTGAAATCGTCGCCCAGCAAACACCCGTTCTGGCCGCCAATCGAGGGCAACTGAAACCCGCCGCCAGCATTCGAGCCAATCATCACAACAAGATACTGATCCCCATTGATCGGCGTAGCGCTGGCGCGGGTGACGCCTGCGGCCGTAACTAAGCTGGGCTCCGTCGCCATCCTCTGAGCCAGGAACACGGGCATACCGAGGCCCATCAAGTCACTCTTCTTCGGCATTTTTCTTTTCCTTTGCGTATTTTACGAGATCGAACAACGGTCCGCCGCCGTGTACGGTCAGATCCATTCGGCCCCCAAATTTTCCGATGAGCCTGTCAAAATCAAAGAGTTGCCCAAGCATGTAGCCAGCCATTCGATAGGCTGGGCCATCAGGAGCGCCGAGCCGCACGTCAACCATCTCGCCCACATCAAATGGATCATCTGCGGCGAAATCGTAGGCGTGGTGACGTTCATCGCTCACGCAGCCGTCAAAGCCGAAAAAGTGGATGGTCGAAAAGCCGAAGCAGATCGCGAGCATGAAGGCGCGCGTCCCAACGGTGCAGCCGCCGCCGACGATGATTTTCCGGCCGTCTCCCCAGACCTCTGACGACAAGTTGGACCCGCCCGAATGCCACCGCACCACATGATGCCCCTTCAGGGCGTCGAACACTGCCCCGGAACACGCCGACGCTATGAGATAGGTGCATGATTTTACTGGTTTCCTGTAATACGCCGCCGCAGCCGGGTCCGGATCACAACAGACCGCCCATCGGGGCTCAACGCCTTGGCTGGCGACGTAGTCATGCGCCGAACCGCACGCCATGATCAGGTTGTAGCGCTTCAGCTCATCCAGATGTCCTGCAAGCGACGGACCGCCGCCGACCAGCGCGATGGGCATGCGCTCCCGCCACTCTGGAAGCTCATGAATATCGGGCAATTCGCGGCGGCAATTCGCCGCGATATTCGCCGAGAAAACCTCGGGAGAGGCGGCGGCGACAACGTTCACGCCGTCAAGCCGCTTCACTGCGCCGCCTCGCTCTCGGAAGGCCCTGTTGACGTTTTTCCTCGCCCCTTTCGCTTGCCGAAGCCGGGGGGCGTCATGAAATCGTGCTGAGCCGTGCCAGGTGGAGCGGCGACGGCCCCAGCGATCTCTGCAGGAATCATCCTGAGCGCCACAGGATTGACGCTGGCGCTTTGGATCGAGCTCAACAATTGGTCGAGCTGTCCCTTGAGCGAGCCCACTTGCGAATGGAGGATTCTGATCTGAGAGTCGCGCTCCTCCAGCTCCCGATGCAGCTTGTGCAGCCCCACGCCCTTCTCCGCGTTCTCCAAATACTCAGTGGCCCGATTGACATATTCCTGAGCGCCCATCCCAATAACATCCATGGCGTGTCCGCTGAGCTTGGCGCACTGCTCAATCGTATGGACGCCGACGCCGCGAAGATTGGCCCCCACGTTGGGATGCGCAGGGAACAGCAAATCAATCGGGGTTCCATCGGGGATTTGCTCTCTATTCCCAATATAATCAGACCACTGACGGGGAAAGCGGGCGCGGTCAGCCGCTGTCACTGGCCGGTCAATGATATTGAGGCGCTCGCCAGGCTGGTGAATGCGCACATAATCCACGTCGTCATGGATCGGCGTCCCCGCATGCTCCGATTTGATCGGGTTGTGTACGGATCGATTGTAAAACAGCGCAATCGTGCGCGAGTCGTCCCCATATTGGGCCAAGCCGACGTGGCCTTTCCAATCGATCGCAGTATGGGTGGGAAGAGCCTCTCCATAACTCATTGTAATTCCTCATGAACTTCAGTTGCCGTCATTGCCTCGGCTTTGGCCTTTATGTCGCTCCACAATGCGGGGAGCAGCCCTGTTCCGTGGAATGTCGGCGTGAATATCTTGCCGTACATCTCCACAAATTTTTTGAAGTGATCAGCTTGCGCAAGCTGATATCCAGCGCATCTGAACATGTTAGAGTCTTCATCTGGACCACTCATGGAAGATCCAATCTTAACGCAGAATATATCCCCCAGAGATTCACTTTCATCAGTAAAGCTATACGCGTGATGGCTTCCATCTTCGCCAAGACAGCTATCAAATCCAAAAAAGTGAATATTTGTATAACCAAGCACGATAGAAATTGAGATTGCCCTCAAACCCACCGTGCATCCTCCGCCAACCATGTGCCAACCAGGATCAACTTCATCCATAAACTCTTTGTCCACTGGGGCGCAATGCCACAAAACTATCTGCATTCCAGCCAACGCGTCGAACACGGATGCGTCTGAACTGCTAGCCACAAGATATTTTGTCTCTGTCTGTGGTTTTCTCAAATAGTTAGCCATGATCGGATCTGGATCACATATAGCGCAATACTCCGGAACAATCCCACTTTCCACCAGATAATCATGTGAAGATCCGCACGCTATGACGTGCCTGAAACTCCTTACTTCGTCAATAGTGTCCTTAATGGATGGACCGCCGCCAACAAGGGCGATCGGTACATTTTCACCTTTTACTTTTTGAAACTCCGGCAACATATGAAGACGCGTATGGCCTCTCGCTATGTTGACCGGAATATTTTGCTTCGAAATATCGGCTGGAGTCGCCGCAACAGTGTTGACTCCAGCCAGTAGAACGAACGGCAATTCTTTTGCTTCGCTCACGATAACGCCTTATGCTGATGCCGTAACGTAGATTTCTCTCAAGACGACAACGTCAACCGTAGCAGTTGTCACCGTCATCGGGCTGACTGCATAAAGTCCCAGAATGAAATACCCGGTAGCCGTTGTGGTGATCTTCCCGGCTTGCCCCGGATACAGATAGAGCTGAGCGCCAGCGACGCACGAGGACACGCAGTTGATCGCAGCCCCCGAGCGGGCCTCCAGAAGCGCCCAGAACGCCTCCCCCGTAGCCGCCGCCGCGACTGACATCTGGGAAATCCCGAACGAGTAGATTCCGGAGGCGACATGCGCGGATGTAAGGCTCTCCGCATGAAACTCCGTCGCGCCAGCCGGACTGATCGCAATAAGGTTGTTCGCGCTCACGGTGGCCGACGCGACGACATACATCCACCGCGATCCGCCAACGCCCTGAACCTGCTCGCCCAGGGCGATCCTGTTGGCGGGGAACTCGGGATACGTTGTAACCGCGATCGCCGCCTCTGTATTGTTAAGGTCTACACCGAGTTTGTTGTCCTCGGTGTACCATCTCGTACGGACGGACATAGTATTTTCCTTTGCACCAAAGTATTGTACATAATACACACCGAGTAGTATTATGTAGTTATGAGACCTTGCAGGAACGCGTTACTTAGCGTCATGTTACCTGCCCAGCCGATAAGCTTTACCATAGCATCCTGGTTCACAGAAAACCTATCTGGATCAAGTGGAACCATGTTTCTCTGAGCAGAAGGTCTATAGTGCAGGTAGTTTGTATTAAGGAAGTACATGGTGTTAGCCGGAGAACCGCCAACTGCACTGGTGTCTGTGGACATTTTATATGGGAGTGGATCAGTAGCTTGGCCCTGATATCCACCATCCAACACCACGTCAGCAGACATGTACTTTAGAGTCTGGAAGCCAGCCTCGGCCAGCTCGGGAGCAGAGCCCTCAGTTGTGATGCGCTGAATAGACTGAAGCGCCTGGAGGTAGTATTTGTACATATTGTTGTCGGCGACGATCAGATCCGGGGCGTCGCGACCACGAATCAACTGCACCCACAAGCTATCCATGTACGAGAGGATATTCGCCGCGCTCGCCGCCGCGCCGCCATTCGTCAGCGCCGAGAACGAGATATTACGGAAAAATGGCCATTGGGAGCGGTCAATGCCGCCGACGGTCCCCGTCGCTGGAGAGGCTGCGACAAGAAGCTGCAGCCCGCCAATTGAGTTGGCGGTCGAGCCGTCTCCGTAAATGCCCATGCTCAGCCCGTTCAGGAACGTGCGTTCGCCGTTCTCGATACGGGATTCAAGCAGATCAATAATAGCCTCTTCGCCGCTGTTCTGTATCTCCTCAAGGCCAGAGATGGAGATAGCAAGAGCAGCTTGACGAATCGGGAATTCAGCAGCCGTGAATACTTGGCTTGGGTTAATGTTTAGCGTCTGATACCCACTATACCAGACGAAGGTCTGATTGTTGGCGTAATCAAGCTCTTGAACAATAGTTCTACCGCCTGAAAACGTCTTCACTCGACCTTTTTTGTTGAGACGAGCCAGTAACGCATTATTCCTACTGACGTTGTCCTGCAACACCCCGGTGCGGTTTCGCAGCGTGGTTGTCACGATTTCTGAAAGGCCAGGTACGGCCATGTTCTTTTCCCGTTCCGATACGCCGGGTTACATGCCGCTCAAAGCCCTCTTGATGCTGTCGCGAACCGTTTCTCGCGTGGCGATAGTTCCGGGCGCCGCACCGTTAACCCCCGAAATTGGGGCGCTCGGGCGCAGACTTACAGCCGCCCTCCTTGCCTTTTCAGCGTCGGCTTTCGCTTTTTCCGCCAGCAATCTGGCGTCGGCGTCGGCTTTCGCTTTTTCTGCGGCGGTTTTCACCGCGGCCTCATGCTCCTCCCGCTGCTCTTTCAGAAGATCGGCGCGCACTTCAGGGTCGGCCCATACTGCTGCTTCATACGCCGCATCCATGTCGATTTGTCCGTTCCTTAGGAATCGGACGCCGCCCATCTTAGCGTCGTTGTCCACCAGTTGAGCCATCAGTACACGTACTCGTTCGAAGTGCGTCTTGTCCTTCGCCCAGTTATGAACGACCTGTTCGGCGGCTGCCTGCCGTTGTGCGGCAGTGGCCTGTTCGAACTGTTCAAGACGTTGCGCTACGCTTCGGATAGCAGGCTCCCAGGAACGGTCAACAACTGGAGCCTGAACGGGGGGAGGCGAGTCGGTTTGCGATGCATCTAAGGCGCTATGCGCAGCAGCTACACCGGAGAGTTGAGACATATCAACGCCAAACGATCTCGCTAGCGCCTGGAACGCCTGAAGCTTATGCGGCCCAACAAGAGCCATATTCCAATCAAGCAGGTCCTTGACAACTTGGCCTTTTGTCCGTCCTGATTGTTGGATGGCGTCTTCGTACGGGCGTATAGCTTCCTCAACATCGGAATGTCTGGTTTTCCAGGAACTGATCTCGTCTTGCTGTTTCTTCCTTAATTCCTCAACGCCTCGTGCGGTGTCTTCCTCCCGCTTCAGAATCGTTTTTTGTATTGATTCTGGGAGAGTGTCCCATTCGGCGCGACTACTTTTCGACCAGGACGCTGGAGGTTTAAGAGTGGATTTCTCCTGTCCCTTAGCCCCTTCTTCCTTTTCGTCTGAAACTTTTGACTTGAGCTCATCGCCCTTTGGCTTGTCGGCCTCATCGGCTGGAGCTGGCGTTTCAGCTTTTTTGACTTCTTTCTCGGGCGGATCAGCCTCAGACTTCTCCGATTTTTCGGGTTCCTTGGCTTTCTCGGCTTGCTGCTCCGATTTGCTCTCGGCTTCCTTCTTGGCCGCAAGGATCGTCTCGCGCAAAGTCTCGCGCAAACTTTGGGGTTTGCCCTGAGAAATGTCGGCTTTTTGAGAGGAGCCCTGTGGGGGAGCCTTCTCTTCTGCCGGAACGATAGCGTCAATTTGCTGTTTTTCGTCAGTCATTCTTGGAAAATATGCTTATTCTATTTTGAACGCAAGTAATTTATTGCTTGTTGTATGTGATGTCTTCGTTCTTCTCTACTTGGCGTAAGGGGCGCTCTCGGCTTGAGCATGCATCCAGTATCGTTTCCGACCTCAATGCAGCCGCTGTTCCGAGTATCTTTCCTGAATTCTGACTTGCTTGTATGGTATTTACCCGTGGCCATGTGCCGTGTTAAATCCATAATATCGGATATTACGTAGGCAGACTCTCCGTATGGAGCATATCCTTCTAAAATGTCTTTGCGAACCATGCCCCGCTCGCTCGCCTGTGGATGATCAGGGCGATAAACCCATGTCGTCATTGCTATTTCCGCCTCCCTGACTTTTTCACATGTCCCACGATTTTTCCCCATTCATGCGCCCAGAGAGCGCCTCTCAACGTCCACGGTTGAAAAGTTTCCCGTTTCGGAGCATTCAGCGCCATGTGAACAATTGAGGAAAATGCGCTGTCGGCGTGCTGGTTCACCCGCTGGGGCGGCAACTGGAAAATTGGCTCTACTTTTGGCTGATAAACGGCGTGCGCCCACGATTTTGCGAGAAGATTAAGATGCTCTGCTGGCAAAAGCGCCGCCACATTGACCGGCTGTGAGTGGAGCGTTTCGCTTGGAGGCGGTTCTGGGGCCTCAGCGAGTTCGGGGCCGCTGAGAGACTCAATCTCAGGCCACCCCTCTCCGATCTCTCCATCAGCAAGCGCTTCGGGTTGTTTCCGTGGTCCTGGATTGTTGTAAATGGAATAGTCCGGCCTAATCTTGGGGCGTGAGGGCTTCCGGACTATGTTTGCGTCATCATCATCCAAAAGAGCCGCGGGAATGTCATAGATAAGGATTGCGCTTCCCGCGCCGTCAGTAAGTCTATGACCGAGTTCGGTCATAATGAAATAGTCAGGGCTCAGTAAATAATTAACCACGTCGGTCCCCAATCAGCTTCGAAGCATTTATCATGAAATATTCCCTATAATCATAGGCCCGAATGTGTTAGCGCTATTTGATGAAGGGCCAATATTAGCGATAACGCTTTTCCATTTGTATACAGCAGCTCCGCCAATATTGGGTTCATGGCGATCAAGCAATACCTGAGTCCCAATAGCCCCAACGGCGCATACCGATCTTTTATATTTTTCAGCATGAGTTTTTGCCGCCGCGAATATCGCCTTGTGGCCCATTAGTCCCTTCTCGTGCTCCGTCATAGTGGGGACAAGCACGAGGTCTATTCCGATAAACGCCGCGCGCTTCGCGAGCTCAACTGATTGCACGTCATGGCAAATCATGATTGCGATGCGAACTCCTCGCCAAGTGATAACGTTGAAGTCCTCTCCAGGCTCAATCATCCAGCCATCGTGATCACGCTCCGTCGGAATGGGATGGAGCTTGTCCTGAATCAGGCTCCGGCCATCGGGAAGCATCAGACAGGCCCGGTTGACCCACCCCTCATGGCGGCCAGGAGCAGGCCACGTCCCAGGCAAAACTGCGATGCGCCGAGCCGCCGCCATGTCCTTGATTTCTCCCATGACCTTGGGAGCCTGCTCGCCCATCCATGCGATTTCATGCGACGCGTCGCAGTCGCGCGGTTTGTGGTCGAGCCAAGCCATGCACGCATATTCGGGCATGATCAGAATTTCCGCGCCGACCCGTACAGCTTCGTCAACGCGAGATCTGACTATTTCGAGCCACGCCGCCAAGCTTGGGACGGCCGGCGCGAGGTTGACGGCCCAAAGAGCAACCCGCATCACGCCACCGTTTGTTTAGCCGCTCGGCGGTCGGCGGCGGCTTTCTCGCGCAACACCGCGCGCTGGTGGTCAAGGTGATCGATCTTGAACATGTGATCTTCATGCGCGCTCAACCTCTCATGGTGCAAATGAGTGAGCTTGGCCTGGTGCTCCGCCAGCTTGAGCTCACGCGCCATCTGCATTTCCTGGAGACGGTTCTCGTGCTCGGCTTGAGCGCGTTCGCGGTCAAGATGATGTGTTTTCTCAGCCGTCTGCGCTTCGAGCTGCGCCTTGGCAATTTCTGCCTGCGCCTTGGCCGCCGTCGAATGCGCTTTGATCACCTCAATGTTTTGCGATGTGGGATCGGCCGCGCGCTGAATGTCTTGATGATGAGCAATTTCCTTGGCGATCTTTGCGGCCTGAATCTCCTGAAGGCGCATCTGATGCTCCTCGCGCTTTTGCTCCATTTCCATCTTCATCTGTTGGAGTCGCGCCTGATGCTCCATCGCCATCCTCTCGCGATCGCGCTGGTCGTTCGCGGCGGCGGCTTGGGCCTCCAACTGACTCTTGGCGATTTCAGCCTGATGCCTTGCCACGTCGGCCTGCATTTTCAGCTCTTCAGGGCTAGGGCCTTTTGCCTGTGGGTTGGCGGCCAACGCCTTAGCTTTTTTCTCAGCCTGATCGCAGAAATCATCGATGGCGCTCTCCAGGTCGCGCCCCGTGCGGAACTTGCGAACCCCGAACTGGAGCATTTTCCCAAGAAGCGGGATCATGGCCGGCTGTTGCGCGCCGATCATGCCGGCGGTCTCGATAAATTTGGTGACGGAACCAAGGAACTCCACGGAGTCGGCGCGCTCCTCCTGCGCGTCTCCAGAGATCGTGGAGTCGATTTCGATGTCGATGCGGTAGCCGCGCGGAATGTCTCTCCGGAGCAGGGAAAGAGCCTTTCCCAACCTGGATAGCAACGCCTCAATGGGGTGCTGCAGCTCCATGATCGCGGCGAGCGGAGACGGCGGAGCGGGTTGCTGGGGCGCTTGGGGCGGAGCGGCCGGAGCCCCTGGCCCCGTGAGCGCTCCGGCCATCATTAGGCTTGATGGCGGAGCGGCGCCCGGCGCAGGGGGCGCGATGGGAGCGCCCCCTGGAGGCGGCAATGCCGACTGGGGGGGCTGCCCCCCCACCATCCCGTCTCCAGGGCCGCCCTGTGACGCCATTTCGGATATAAGCTCTTGTATTTTCTGGATTGGAGAGAACTCTTCTTCATAGAGAACCCCGGAGATCTCAATAATGCTCTTCGCCGAAAAGTGTTTTCCGATGACCTCGGCGATCAGCCGGACGATGTCGCGGGCGAACCTGGCGACTTCATTGCGCCGCTCATCAATGCGCGTGCCTGCGTTGTTTGTTTTAAGGCGCGTTCCGCCCATAGTCTCGCGGCCGTCGGTGGTCCCGCGTAGCACGTCAGAAATGCCCGTCACCCGGTCAAGATCCTGGAGCATCTTCTCCTTTACGCTCATCAGGACATCGATCGTCTCCATGACCTCCTTTAAGGGCAAAAAGGAAATTGCGCCGGCGACGCCGCCTTTATCCCCATAGCGCACCCAGTCATCAACGGGGATCAGCTCATTCTCTACGCTCTCATCGAGCAGTCGCTTCAAGGGCCGATTCGCGGCGTCATAAACGCCTGCGACCTTGCACGCCTTCGTTAACAAGGCGATGCGTTGTGTAAGCTCATCAATTTGGAGCGCTTGATCCTGATACTCGATGTAGTCAGGGACAGGGATAAGACTGTCATTCGTCAGAGTTGCGCTTAATGGCTCAGGACATGGAAAGAACGCCCTTAATTCAAGAGGATCGTCAACAAGATCACATAGGTAATCATAACCAGTAGAAACCCAGTAAACACGCCGATCAGCCTTGTTCCAAATCTCATGAACGATCCTCTTGCGCTCATTCTGGTCATGCAATGTAGTAATTGAAAGGTTTTCTTGGCGTTCAGCAACAGAAATTGAAGCATCAGGCTTAATATCTTTGCCTACACTTTCTCCAAATCTTTCAATACACTCTGTCTTTGATAGATATACCTTCTTTGCGATAGCTGTTACTTCAGACCATGTCCTGGCTCGGGCAGGAAACATGTAGAAGTCTTTCCACTGGACATAATCTACAGGGCAACTTTCCGATAAGATCTGCTCTCCGGTCTCTTCGAGCTTTTCGGTTTTTTCATCTTCCTCGCCTTCGCCTTCGTCCTCGGCGATCACTCCTTGAGCGTCGCGCATGTCGAGAGGAGAGGACGGCGTCAGAGACAAGCCAGGGCCGATCTCAGGCTCATAGCGAATCCAGCATTGGCCCCGCCCTGGGAGCAGGTAATCCTGAACGGAGCGTTTCATCGCTGCGTGGTAGCCGTTCTCTTCTATCTCATTTCTGAGGGCTCGCTCCATCATCTGGGCGCTCAGGCGGCCAACCGGGTCCGGGTCCAGAAACCGGCGTTCGGCGATGGGCTGTGGCCGACGTCCATAGATGGCTGGCTGGAGTATCTGCACATTGGACCACAGCATGTTGAGGCGGCGATTGCCTTCCTCTGCGGCTTGGTCGCGTTCGTCTTTATAGCGCTTGATGATCTTGTCGCCGCGCTTGTGCCAGCGCGAATTGGCTTCGTCGACAGACTGGATCTGAGACTTCCAGTAGGCCGCGAGCCTGCGCGAAACATCAAAATCATCAAGTATCTCTTCACAGGTCATGACCATCAGCGTATTCTTTCATATGATTTTGGCGTCCTGTGGTCATACTGTTCAAGTATATCATTAAGAGTTACTTTGCTTTCCGGACCAATTGTAAAGTATTTGTCTTTTTTCTCTTTATCAGCAGTCGCGACATATGGCCTGCTCATGCACGCATAGCGCAGGTCGTCAATCGCGTGATCTTCGCAATCGTCAATATCTTCCATATTGTCTGGATCATGCTGCGCCACCGGCAGACACCGGATGAGGTCAATGCAATTGTCGAAGATGTAGAGCATGGGGACGCCATCCTCGCCCTTGAGCCTAGCTCGAACAGCGTCCCATCCCCCCATTGCTCCGCGTCGGCCGACGCGGGCGTTGTCGGCCGGACGCCAGAAAATACGATGCGGCGCCCAGCTCATGCGTTCAGCAATGGAAGGCCCCCCTTTTTCGCGGCAGGCGTCGGGGTCTATGACGCGGTAGGCGATTCGTGCTGCGCCGCCGTGATTGCGCGGCTCATCGCGCTCGCGCTCGACAATTCCGGCCGCAACCTGTTCGGCGTAAAGCTTCAGGCCAACATTGTTGTGATTTGGCGAGCCATACCACTCCCGATAACGGACGATCGCGCCGCGCGGAAGCCCTCCTGCATATGCGGCTTGGCCGTCATCATGAGCCCTGGGGCCGAAGATGTCCTCGTAGTCGTCCGAAACAACCGCCCACCAGCCGATTGAGAATGGCGCGGCCGAGCCCCAGTCCGCCGAGACGAAACGCGTCCAGTTGGTGGGGATCGCGAATGGCTTGATGATGTGCTTGGAATCGTCCCACTCGGAGAAGAAGGCCCCCTCAATCAAGTCCCAGTCGCCATGCAGCCACGCCTGCAAGAGCTTCGTCCCAGCGGCAAGCTGGAGGCGCGCAATGTAATCGGTATTGTTGCAGAAACGATTATCCGTTACTTTAGAAGGGATATAAACTCTCTCGATACCCTTCTCTTCCTTGGTGAAGGGGTTGATAAACTTGTCGGTCAGGATTTTGAGACCGCGGGGCGCTGGATCAATATAGCGCGCGCGAATCCACAGATGACCTGGCCCGCCTGGATTCGCGGTTGCGCGGAAACCGACTCTGACGTCGGGATTCCCAGAACGAAGCGTGGCCATGAGTTTGAATATAGGCTCAGGACGAGGAAAGTTTCCCATTTCCTCTACGTAGACACGAGTTGTATTCCACCCTTGGTATGCTTCAGCATCTGCGTCGTTTTCAAGATAAGCGAAAGTTAAACGTGCGCCATCTGGAAATCTCCACTGTTTATCTTGGCTTGAATATTTTGCTCCTATTGGTCCATATATTTGTCGCGACCTCTCTATCATCTCCTTTAACTGGGTGCGTTCGCGTCTAACACACAGCCCTATCGCATCTTCTCCGTATTGCCCGGCGTGCTTCACAAAGTCCCCGAGCATTGCGTCGGTGTTGTGAGTGACGATGAAATTATCTATGATATACAAAGAGTTAGGGTGAGAAACAGCAATGCAAACCGTCTCCTCTTCACCGGCTGGTTCAATGCTTTCGAGCCAGATCGCCATGCTTTGCGGGATTTTTCCGCAGCAGCGATCGGCCTTACGAGGGAGGCTAAACATGCGCTCAGGATCGCGCATCTTGATGCGGATCGTTTGCGCCGGACGCCCTTCGCGACGCCCGCCCTTATAGGTGTAGTGGGGTGTCTTTCCCCTGAGGGTGACAATAGCGCCCATTGATCTGGCGAGATGGCGCGCATCCTCTATGAGCTGCTCAGATGTCGAGCAATAGTAGCAATCTCCGTCATCCTCGACCCATCCATCAGTGTCCATGAGGCCGCGAAGAAGCTCCCAACGGTCTTCTTCCGGAGCGAACAGGTAAATACGGGGAATGAACTTTTCATAGGAGTAGAGCCCCATGAGGCCCAGGTCCTCAAGGTGAGGAATCATTATTTTTGAGGGGATGAACCACACTGGAGTATGGGTCAGGTCCCTACTCTCCCTCAACACAGCCGACTCGCCAAATGCTTTGAAGATCTGATCTTGTACTTTTTCGGCGATTTCCCTGTCAGGTTTGCAGAACGAAACGCTCTTTCCTGTTATACAACCGTCGCCAAGAAGGACGCCAAGCGCATACGGAGGTATGACTCTCGATATGTGTTTCCCTGGGCCTTGAGCTTCACCTTGAACTGTAAAGACAACTGGCTTCTTGATAATGGGAATGCCAATCCGCCGCCTAGTCTTCTGCGTCTTCTCGTAATGGGCAGCGATCTGCTTTGTTGTCCATTTTTTGGCGGACTCTTCTCCGCTCAAGCGAGACCCCACAGCTTTTCTGGACTGATTGCTCAGCCAAGCGAGCCAGATATGGTTCTCATCGCAGATTGTCTCCGAACCATCGCTCCATACTAGTTTGTATACAGGGCGTTTCCCTTGTGGATAAACCCCAATTACCTTTTGGACTGTTCCTTCTGTCGAACATATGCTTGACCCCACTTCCAGACCATGGAAGTCCTTCCATCCAAATGGCGTTAAAATCCGTTCTTTATATAGAACGGCTTTGCCCCCACCACGAGCGCCACCATACAAAACTTCAAATACTGGGCATCTCAGAAGCGTCGTCTGAGGCCCAGGCTGGGGAGACCATACAGTTTTGGTTTTGACCGAAGTCATGCGTCAGCACTTGCCTTTCGGCGTCTTCGGCGGAGACTTCGGGGCCTTTGGCGCGATCTTGACGCCCTTGTCGGTAGAGCCCTTTTTCTGAACAGCCTTGAACTCTGGGTCTTTTTTCGCCATCACCGCCCCCTGCCCTTGCGTTTCGGCGTCGTCGCGCTGGCCTTCTTCTCGGCGGCCTTGTTGGCCTTTACGGCTTTCGTTGTCCCTTGCTTCATGCCTGGTTTCCCGTGGACATTCTCTTCACCCGCAATGGGCGAGTAGCCGCCTGGATAGGCGTGCGTCTTGTCATGGCTTTTCATTTCTTGCCTTTCGCAGCTTTGCGCCCCTCGCTGAGCGCGATTGCGATCGCCTGTTCCCTGCTCGTGACCTTTGGCCCCTGCTTTGACCCGCTATGGAGCCCGCCATGCTTGTATTCGTGCATGACCTTTGCGACCTTCGCGGCCTTTTTTGTCTGCTTAGTCATTGTGTTCCCTACAAAATCTTAGACATGCCCATCCTTACGCCCAGCGTTCCGCTCATGCTGGCGGTGGTCGTGATTGTGAGACTCGCCTGGACTTGAAAAGTAGCGGGGAGGACGCCATTCGCGGCGTTGGCGTTAGCTGGGAGGCCGGCCGTTCCAATCCCTGGATAGATGATGCCGGTGTACAGCCCAGAGGCGACGACGCCATCGATGGAGACGCGCCCCACGGGGAAATACGCGCCCGACACCGCATCCTTGCCGTTCACGTTAATCCCGAGTGTGGCGCTGTTAACTGTCAGGGAAGTCACGGTTACATAGAAAACAGCGCCCTTCTGGACGGTGTTCGTCTGATCTGAGCTTGTAAGTGACGTCGCAGCCGTAGCCGTTGCGGAGAGGATATTCGCTGAAGAATCCTGGTGTTGAACGTACATTTCAACACGATCCGCTAAACAGACTGGGTTTCTTGCCATACGCTCGCTCTCCATTGCATGAACAGAATCCGCTTAGGAAACATTACAAGACGTATGCGGTTTTTTTGAAAATTATCATTGACAAATTATAAACTCAAGCATTTTGACCTTTACCGACCTTTATTATAAAGATAAAGTTCGGAAAACTGTTCGTTTGGGAAAGAAATGAGCTTTGAAATAAGTTTACAGCATCTTCTGGAGTGGGAAGGAGGCTTTGGGGATAATCCTCATGACGCGGGAGGCGCAACAAACCTCGGCGTGATTCAAGATGAATACGACCGATTCCGCGACAGAAAAGGGCTCCCACGCCAATCCGTGCGTAATATTTCACACGATGAGGCCACGGAAATATACAAGATAGAGTATTGGGACGCCACAAGATGCGGAGATCTGGATCAAGGCGTCGCCAATTGCTTATTTGACGGAGATGTTAACTCTGGAGATCGCCGCGGGGTCCGCTGGCTGCAAGAGGCGATCAACCAATTAAGCGGGAATGAGGCTATCTCTGTCGATGGGGCGTGCGGTCCAAAAACCATAGCCGCCGCCAAAGGGGCGTCTCCATCCCCCCTGATCGATGAGATGTTGAATTTTCGCTTGGCCTTCCTGCATGTCGCCAGGAACTCCAAGACGGGGGAGGCTCTATGGCCGACGTTCGGCCATGGCTGGCAAAAGCGTTTAGACGGCGTTCGCGCTCAATCTCATGCGCTTTGCGGCGTTGTCGTTCCCCCGCACCCCCTTACTCCAGCGCTTGCTCATATCGAAAAAGGGAAATCCATGTCCGACCTGTCTCCGCTTCTTGGGCTCGCCAGAGTTGTTGCGCCGCTCCTTGTCCCCGCCCTTGAATCGAGCAACCCGCTCTTCGGAATCGCCGTCGGCGCGCTGGCCACCGCACTTCAAACGTCATCGCAAGCGCTTCCGGAGACCGCCTCTTCGATCGCCTCAACGGACCCAGGCAAGCTCGCCGTCGCCCTGCAGACCGCTGAAGTCGAGCTGAAGGCTCACCTCAAAGCGGTTTCCGCCATGGTTCCCTCCGCGCCGACGCCGGATCAAGCCCCAGCCACTCAAGCTTCGCCCGTTCCAGCCGGAGGCGTCATGGCGGGAGACCCAGCGAGCGCCAACATTTTCGTCGACAACGCCGCCGCCATTGGCAAATACGTGTTGGGGATGATCGCCATGGCGATCATGGTGCGCATGGGCATGACCGTGGACACCGCCAACGGCGTCGCCGCGAATGTCGTCCCTGTTATTTGGACGGCGCTTTCTGGCGCGATGACAGCCGGCATGGGCTGGCTGCTGCACAGATCAATCGCCGGATCGAACGCCGTAACGGCGCAGCTCGTGAAACACTAACGCAGACCGCCACGTCAATGTCAGATCTCGACGAACAGCCTTCTGATGACTTCAGAGCCACCGATCGGACCATCGCGGAAAAAGGACGCCTCGCTAACGGGTTTGATGGGGCGGATAGCGGTGTTGGAAGAAAAACAGCTATCGTTAAAGCGAGAGGTCGACGAGATGAAGACCTCGACGGCGTCTTTCATGGAGAGAGTAAGCAAAACACTATGGGTCGTGGAGTCCCTGGAGGCAATCGCCGCTACGATTGGCGGGCCGCTGCGCAAGGGTATAGAAATGGTCATCGCAGCGGCGATTATATACCTAGTCACCCACATTCACTTCGCGCCGTAAGGACAATGTGTCTTCTCGATGACATCATGTGGTGGGGATTATGGGGATTTCGTCTGGCGTTGGCTTTTACGGCAATCTTCCTTATTTTTGGCGTTTTTGATAAATACTTTTCGCTCAAATAACCTTTTGCAGGGTGGAGCAGTTCGGTAGCTCGTCAGGCTCATAACCTGAAGGTCGGTGGTTCAAATCCATCCCCTGCACCATACTGTCGTGGCGGAATGGTAGACGCACGGGAGGCCAACGCGCCCGAGGGGCAAGCCCCATCCTGGTTCAAGTCCAGGCGACAGTTCTCGCCCCATTCGTCTATAAGGTTTAGGACGCCAGGCTTTCAACTTGGAGATTTTGGGTTCGAGTCCCAGATGGGGCGCCAAACGATCTCGCCCTTGAAGTTCCTCCAGCCCTTGAACCCGACGCCTTTCCGCTTCTTCCCCGCATGATAACGGGCGGCCCCATCGGTCCGCTTGCGCTCAAACGCTTCGCGTCTTGACTTGGCGAGATGACAGGTCCGGCATAATAGCCAGCCATCCGCCGCCGTAAGCTTGCGCCGGTCGCCTTTCGCCGTCGCGCTGCGCGTCCACTCCGCGATCTTATGATCGATCTCGCCCTCGCCAGTGGGGATTGCGGCCGGACACGCTTCGCAATAGCGGACGCCGTCCGCAGTCGCCCGCGCAACGATCTCGGCTTTAACTGCTGGGCTAAACTCGACGCGCGGAGAGCGCACTTACCCCAAGCGCGTTACGGCCCTGATGAGCACAGAGACATGGCTCATGATGAGCTGGGCCTGTCTGGCCGCCATCTCAATAGCTGAAAGCCTGTCAAGCTCATTGGCGACCTCTTCAGGAACTTCGTATGAAATTCCATTGATGCAGATAATAGTTTTTTCTGGCATGGCGATAACTCTACCTGTCTAGTCGCGCCTCATGCCTAGCTGTCGCTTCTCTGCTTTGCTGCTCAGCGTGGCGCATTCTAATAGTTTCCAACTTAATCTTCGCGTAATTCGCTTTCGTCCTGGAATCAACCAGTTGGACGAGATACTCCATCCAGGCTTCGGACGCCTTCACCTCGGTCTCGGCCCTGCTATCTGGAATGTTTCCAAGTTTCTTTTTCCGCTGGGAAAGCACCGCCGTCTTGCATTCCTCAAGAGAGCGCGCTGCGGCGTCGAGATCGACCCATTCCTTGCCGATCTCATGGAATACAGAGCTAAGCAGCCGCTGTTTTTTTGGAATTTCGTCCATGGTCATATCACGGCGCTCGCCGCTTCTCCCCCGCCTTCGTCTGGCAGCTCATCTTCTATTCCTTCGATAGCGTATGGCGACGGCCGGCCTTCCAGCTCCCGGTGCAAGGCGTCATAGCAAGCGCGCAGCTCTTCGAGCGGCATGCGGCCCTGGATTTTGGTCCAAGACTCGCCGAAATGCTTTTTGACGAGGTCTACCTTGGCTTTGACGTCATCCGCTTTGCGGCTCGGAAAATGGCTGGTAAGAAGCGCCTGGATCTCATCAAGCGCAACCTTGCGCTGAAAGGCGCGCTCGCCGTCGTCTCCTGCGGGAAACAGCGCGGCGCTTGTGCGGCTGACATCAATCGGCTTATCGACGCCGCCAATGTTGAGCAGTTGAATATGCGGGAAAAACGTCTGGAACGTCGGTTTGGAAAAAATTTTGCCATTGAGCAGATCGGACCTATCCTTGACGACCAAGCACTTGATCAAGATGTTGCTTTTCCCCTTCTGGGCGGCGGCGACGCGTTCCGCGAACATCTCCACATTGAGGCTTGGTTCATAGGCCATGTTTTTCTCGGCTCCCATCTTGGTGCCGACCGTGATTAATTCTTTTTTGTGCGTCTCGTCATTATCCTGGTATTCATAAATGCTGGCGCTTCTTCCACAAAGAATAACATGCGCCTGACTGTTCAGGTACAGTGTTGTAAACTCTCCCCACATGGGCTTCAAAACTGTATAATCCTCGAACTGCAAGCGATGTTGCTTTCGCTTCATTCTCTCGCTTTTTGCTTTTAGATACGACGCCTGCACCTCTTGCCAAAAGTGAGTAATAGAGTCAACAATGAGGATATCTTTGTTCTGCTCGGCCTCGCGAACGCCAGCCATGAGATCAGCGAAGCTCCGCGTTTTCGAGGCAAGGAACTTGGTCCCATCGGCCAAGACTTTGGGCTTGATCCAGCTCGATCCCTTCTCACTGTCGATGAAAAGGATGCGCGGACGCGGAAGGCCGGTTTTCTCGATATGGAGCGCCAGCCCGCGGGCTACTTCTCCGGCTGTGTACGTCTTCCCTGTCCCGGCCTCGCCGTACAGCCCCATCTTCAGGTAAGCAATGTCCATTTCAGGATCATCGGAAAAAATGCTCATCAAGGCCAGACCAGGTTAAATATGGCGGTGGCGAGGGGAGTCGAACCCCTACGGGACGCAAACAGCAGCCAAGCCAGATATTGACAATTCCACTGCTCAAGACGGAGTATAAACGCGCTTCCCTACTAGACCTTCTCCAGCGTGTTCGGTGCATCCGCAAATTCCGCCGCCTCAACTTGCCTTGCGTCTTGGTGTTACCCTGTACGGTTCCGTTTACCGTCGCCTGTACCGATAGGCGGACGCCACCAAGGGGTGTGAGAAGCCCACCATCTTCCCCGCCGAGGTAAAGGCTGGCGGGCTTCCCGCTAAGCTCTGGATCAGGGAGGTGACAGATCAGAGCTATTCCAGATTATGTCCTCGCCTCGTCAGCAAAGAACTGAGAAAGTTTCGTGATTTTTGTGCTCAGATTCTTGCTCGCCGAGATATGCTTCCTGTTGGCGGCGGCGATCTCCTCAAGCATCAAAATGGATATGCGCGTCGCCCCAGTCACCCCGCAGGCGTCTACGAGATCTGCCATCGCTCTTCGCAGAAGAGTGGCTCCACGCGCGATCTTTTCTTCATGAGAAGACTTTGCGCCATGCGGAAATATCAGAATGTTATTTCCAGCAGCTTCCGCAGTTATCGAAGCAGCCGTGCTTCCAACATGAATGAAGGACATTTTTCCCCACTGCGAGCTGCTTAAATCTGCCGCCCCCTGGGGGCGATGCATTTTCTGGTTTATGGGGCTAACCGAACATGCATTTTTCAAGTGACGGCAGATTTAAACAGCTCCAATTCGTTCATAATCAGCTCTTACACAAAACTCCTCCCACAAATCGACTCTTTCCAGCAGAATTTCAATAGCTTTTTCTTTCGCCTCCCCGAAGAGTTCTATTCTTTCGACATCGAACTCATCTGTCATCTCTACTCCCTCAAAATAATACTCGCCGTTACCCTTTGACAAGACGTCAAACCGGAGGCTCATGGGAATCCCAGGAGCCTCCGAGGCGGGGGACAAGTCCAGCTTTCCGTTTCGGCAGATCAGGTTTGTTTTGCACATCCACATCGGGCAGGTCCTGAGCGCGAGCCATGAACTCAACGCAACCCCACGCGCACAGCAACCAGAACAACAAATAGATCTTAACCAGCCACACCATAACGGCTCCAAAAGCGGAAAAATCGGCGCCATAAGGGGTAGACGCCGAGTTTAGGGAGAAAACCTGCGGATAGACGGACTGTGAGGGGGCCGTCCCATTGCGCAAGCCGTCACGAGACTGTGTGATTTTTACACACTTCTGTCAACATCCTGTGCGGGTTTCCCGTTAAATTTTTTTGTCGACCGGAAAAAGCCGATGGCCAGCCCAACAACTTTGGCTTCTGGCGATAGGGCGTCTCTTTTGTCGTCATCGCCTTCCTCAATCAGACAAATCCTTGTTTCTCCATCAACCTTCCGGACAATCCTCAGCGTAAGCTCCGTGACATTTATGTTGAGGGACAAGATTAGCTGCGTTTCGGAAACAACGACGATATCGTCATTTTCAAGTTCGTATGCATCATCGGGCTTTATGCATACAACATATTCCCCTTGGAAAGGCCCCTCGCTAACAAAGTAGCAATGCTGCTCCCTTGTGTCCCCCTCCCCAATGTCGATGGGTCTGATCGGTGATTGGTATGGCATTCCTTCGCCCTTTACGCGCCAAACATTCGCGGCGATGTTGCCGCAAAGTGGCAAAAATCTACTCTCCGGCGACGGATTTCCAATGTTATTCCAGGGAGGTGGCTGAATCCCAAACCTCTGTGATATTTTGACCACCTCGCGATAGCTGAATTTTCTCTTCCCGTTGATCGCGCGACTGGTTTCGGATCGCGATTCGCCAATGTCGTCAGCGAGCCGACTAACGGTTATATCGCGCCCCTTGAGCTGATCACGGACCCAGGAGGCGAATTCTCCTATAAAATCTGACTCATCCAATTTCTTTGTGCTACTGTGCATATTCCCCATCGTGCATAGACTCAAACTCGCACGCCCCATTGACAAGTGTGTGTGGAAATCACACTATCATGACCATGCGAAAAGATTGCAACACAAATTACAGGATGAACCCCGCATGGGGGGTTGCGAGAATGTGCGCCCGCCAGGGAAAGTCCGGACCGAGAGTGCTGGCGGAGCTCGCTGGCGTCAATCGCACGACGGTGTGGGCGTGGTTCCGTCCTGTGGACAGAAATGGCACAGGTGGCCTTATTCCTTCAAAGAATCAACGCGTTATATATTTCAACGCTCGAATGCGCGGGATCAATATAACGGCTGAGCAGATCATCGGCGTCGACGACAACTTCTTCGAAAATCAGGGAAAATGTAATGGCAAACGGCGAAAGGAAGCCCTGGGATAAAGAGGCCGCCATTACCCTCCGTAAGGAGGGGAAGACCACGGGCCAGATTGCGGCTCTTCTGGGCGTGACCAGAAACATGGTGGTTGGCCTGCTGAATCGCAAACAAATGATCGGAGTTGGAGCGCCGCCCGCTATGCGCCAGGTCAAGGCCCCCAAACCTCCGCCGCATCCGAAGCCTATCAAGGTGAAAAAGGCGGCAAAGCCTGTTCCAGCTCCGCCGCCGCCAAAAACCGCAAGCCCTGTCACCGTCGGGATAAAAAAATATTCGCGCGATGATGTTTCCGTGTCGATCGAAAGAGGAGCAGACGATCAAGGGCTCATGATTCTTCAACTTGGGAGAAATCAATGCAGATGCGCGATATCTCCACACTATGTCGATAAGCATTCCCATATATTTTGCGGTAACAAGTGCGAATCAGGGGAGATGTATTGCGATAGTCATAGAAAAAAGCTCTATAAGACTATGCGCCAGTTCAAGAAAAGGCCCAAAAAACCTGAAAACTGCTTTGAGCAACAGAAAGTTACAATATGAAAACGCATGAAATGTCGGTTTCAACGAAGATAACCGTCAAGCTTGATACGTGGGGGACTTCCTTCATGGATAGGACTGCGGATCACGATCTAGATGAAGGATTGAGTGAGCCGGCGTTCGACTTTTGGAAGCAGTGCTATCATCTTGTCCGCCAACTTCTCTCCAGCTCGGCTGGCGGATCGTTCGTGCTCGCCATGCCTGAATCCGCAACCTCCGCCGAAGCGATTCTGCGCCTGAATGCGGTCCCTGTGGCCCAGAAGCATGGGGAAGACGGCCAGCCTCATAACGTCGGAAAAGGCGCCGCGCTGGCGGGGTTGAGCGAGTTTCAGCACGCCTCGCACGTTGCCCCTAGCGAAGAGCATAAAATTTTGGTAGGATCAGGGGAAGGCGCCCACCCAATCTCTAGCGACTGGGCGGGCTTCTAAAAGAAAACTAGGCCCGGCGCTGGCGCACCGGGCCTAATGAAACCAAATCGATCAAATGGTTGGGACAACCAAACCTATACCATTGATCTATAACCAGATTGCCTAGAAGAGCCTCAAGCGGTCCGTTTGAGGAGCGCCCCTTCTTTGCGTCTAGAAGGTCGTTACATGTACGAATATACCCTCATGTCCCCCGAAATGCAAGAGGGGGATAGCCTCTGGGGCGTGTCTAAACACGTTTTTTATCAGACGGCGCATCATGCCGCCGCAGCCCCCTCAGTGAAACTCCTTCCTCTCCGAATTTCCCACTATCCATTCAGAATCGCCCTTGCGCGGATCGTATCCGACGCGCGAGAATTCAATAGAAACATAGAACAGGCAGCTCACGTTATTCTGTCGCTGCTCAACGTTAGCGGGGGTTGTCATGTACCCAACGTTTGAGACGAGCGTAATCGAGTTTCCCGCCATTGAACAGCGACCATCCTTTCCAGACATTACTGTCTCCGAGGTCGAAGACGCTGTTAATCAGACGGCTGACTCCCTACGCCTCAACTGGCTGAAATCTCACGCCACAAGCCATAATGTGTGCGCTCGCACCCGGCTCATAAACGCCGCGCTGGTTTCTGACATCAGCGACAACGCTTTCAGAGTTCTGTGTTTCCACCTTTCGTACACAAACGGGACGCACCTCCGGACGAATGTAGGCAACGACACAATCGCCGCCCTGACTCGGTGCAACGAGAAAACCGTCAGGAGATCAAACAAGGAGCTCGAAGCCGCGGGCTGGATGTCCGTGAAGAGGCGGCGGCGGGGCGGCGCGGAGAAAACCATGACCATTCCTGGTCCGGTTCTGGCCCAGATTGGAGCCGAGATTATGGCAAATTTACCTCCTCGCTTAGTGGCTGAAACAGCGATTCCCACCGCTCAATATCGGACGGAGATGTCCGTTCAAGAGGATTTACCCGGATATAATACAGGTCAAGACCGGACAGAAATGTCCGCTCAAGGCAGTTATGGAAAACATCAAGACCGGACAGAAATGTCCGTTCAAGAGGATTTACCCGGATATAATACAGGTCAAGACCGGACAGAAATGTCCGCTCAAGGGGTTTCTGGCCCGTCTTCCGAGCCTGATTTTGGCATTAAGACCGGACATTTTTGTCCATTAAGACCGGACAAAAATGTCCGCTTAATCTGTAAAGAGAATCTGTATAAAAAAACAGGGGGAGAGTCAGAGGACATCCTCCACGCGCGAACCCCAGAACCGGCTCTGCCCCCCAAGGTTGAAAAATTTCCTGGCTACGTAGAAAAAGTTGCATCTGCGGTTTTGGCCAGTCTGGCCGGAGCGGTCCCCGCCGCAGCGGCTCCCGCCGAGCCTCCAGCCATTATCCAGGCCGCCCCAGAGATCCCGGAGTGCTGGTCCACGCCCAAGGCGCGTCAGGACGCGTTCCTGAAGCAGGCGGAAGCCAAGGCGCAGCGAGAGGTCTGGATCACGCCAGATGGCCGCCTGGAGGCCGCAGGAGGCTTCAGGAGCGAGCTTGAGACCACATTCCCCCTAGTGGACGTCCTTGGCGGCTTACTGGCCTCAGCGGTCAACGTCAGGTCGTACATGACGGCCATCGAGGTCATGCAGGTGGTCCGACGGCAGTTCGTGTATCTGCAGAGCGACGCCAAGGCGAAAGCCGAGCGCTCCGCGAGGGTTGACGCCCTCAGAAAACCCTTGGCGGATGGCCTTACAGAGGTCGCCCCCGGCATGTACAGGTATCGCCCATGAAGAAGTCAGCGGAAGATTTGTGCAAGGAAAACAAAATATACCTTCGTAATTACAGCATTGGAGTGCGGTACACCAAATGTCCTAAGTGTTCACGCAATAGAAAACCTGTAAACAGAAAGAAAAAAGTCCTCAGAGTTACTATTGACAGCCTGGGAATAAAGTGGTCATGCTGTCATTGTCCAGATCACGGCTATGCTTTTTACGATGGGGTAAAGAAATATGCACGGAAATATAACAGCCATCGGGAGAACTATGGAAATAAATCCATTCGAGAAGCGGAGGCTGTGTCCGGAGCTGGCTGCGAAATACGGGGCGTATCTTCGGCGGGATGGGTTTGTGTTCGAATACCGGAGCAAAGGCCGTTTGCGGTATCGCAAGCTGCGCACGTGGGACAAGAAATTCGTGGTCCTGCCGTCGGGGATTCCAAAACAGTTATGGTTGCTGGACACGATCGAAGATTTGCCGTGCCGCCCCGTGCTTCCTCTCGTGATGGCGGAAGGAGAGTTTGATACGCTTACCGCGATTACTGGGTGGGGGGGATATGCTGTTTCTGTGCCAAATGGGTCACGCAGCTCCAGGACTGAGCCAGGGAAGCTTATCGCTGACGACACAGCATTTTCGTTTTTGTGGGGGGTAGATCTGAAGCTCATTCCTGAACTTGATCAATTCTCGAAAATAATTCTAGCGATGGACGACGACGCCAACGGCCAGATCATGCGAGACGAGTTGGCCATCAGGATTGGTCCTGGCCGCTGTTGGTTTGTCACGTATCCCGAAGGGTGCAAGGACCTGAACGATGTTTTGCTTCGCTATGGCCCGGAAAGAGTTCGCCAGGTCCTTGAGGAAGCCAAGCCGATTCGCCCCGGACATCTGCTCAAGCCAGGGGCGATCGCCCCCCCAGCGTTCACGCAAACGTACTCCAGCGGCTGGAAATGCCTTGACCCGCATCTTTTGCTGGCCCGTCCTGAGCTGGTTGTCGTGACGGGCGTTCCAGGGCACGGCAAAGGCGTGTTCACTCGGTCGCTATGCTATCACCTCGCCGAGCAATACGGCCTGCGCACGGCGTTTTGGACGCCAGAGGATGCGGCTCATCGCCTTCGCCGGGACATGAAGCGATTCCGGATGCGGGCTTACCCTCATCCGACTCGTGAAGTTCAAGAAGAAGCTGAAGCGTGGGTTGACGATCATTTCATGATTTCCTTGCTTGGCCAAGATGAATCCCCTACTCTGGAAAGAATTGTAGAAGAGATGGAGTCCGCTGTATTCCATCACAATTGTCAGGGGTTTGTAGTCGATCCATGGAATTGCATTTCGCACGATATGGGTAAACTAACGGAAACTCAGTACACAGAGAGAGCTCTTGAGCTTTTGAAGTTTAACATGAGAAGATTGCTGTTGATGTTGTTTCTTGTCGCCCACCCCACAAAGGTTAAAAAGGGAGAACAAGTAACTCTTTACACCATAAATGGATCAGCGAACTGGCATAACAAGGCAGAACATGGCATAATACTTGATAGGTTCTACAATGACCAGAAACAGCCGCTTGATATTATTGAGGTGAACATAGCCAAATGCAAAGACCAGGAAACGATGGGCAAGCCAGGAGCAGTCCAAATGAAATACGATCCTAACAAGGCGGACTACGCCTATCACCAGGCGGCGTAGAAATCGTTGTGAGACTAACCGCAGCGGAGTACAGGGCTCTCAGACATAGCCAAAATCGCGCGACGTTGACCACAGAAGCCAGTATTTCAAAATTGCCTGGGGTAAGAGCCGCAGAAAGATGCGTGGCTTCAGAGGGAAACGTCGCACGATCTAGAGGCTATGGCAAATACGGGGCAAAGCCCGTCGAAATCGATGGGTTCTGGTTCGCCTCCAGCGCTGAGGGGCGGCGCTATGGCCAGCTCAGATTGCTTCAGGCCGTCGGAGAGATAAGCGGCTTGAAGCTTCAGCCGCGGTTCCCTTTCGAGATTGGCGAAGAACTTATGTTTACGTATATCGCTGATTTTGAATATTCTGATCGTCAAACGGGAAGGAGAATTATCGAGGATGTAAAGGGGGTATCCACCCCAGTATACAAGCTAAAAAAGAAAATAATAGAAAAGGTATTCGGAATAACCATAGAGGAAATAAGAGGAGATAATAGGAGAGATAAGGTAAATGCCAAGAAAGTACGCGGTAAAACTAACAGAAAAGGATGAGTTGTTTCTTGACATCGTCAAGAGATACGGAGTCGTGACCGTTAACGCCGCCGGCCTGGAATCCGCTGGGTTTCAGGGCTCCGGGAAAATGAGCGTATGGCGCTGCAAACGCCTTACCGCTTTAGGTTTTTTAACCCCAAACGCTGATGGATTGTTCGATGGCTGCCCGCAAACATATCGCGTCACGATTCCAGTTCGAGACGAGACCTGAGCCCCTGGGAGCGTGCAAGCATTGTACGAAGGAGCTGTTTCGGTCTAGCTTGTTTGTGGTCAATGGCCTGAACGAGCTCGTTTGCCTTAATTGTCACGATGGCGCGTTAAAAAAGCGCGCCATCGAAAAACGGAGCGCGGCATGAGCGGCGACAGTTTAGAATATCTCGAATATCGGCTGCAAGATCTGGCCGAAATGATCGCGAGGAAGGCTACGCGCTACGAGCACAAGGCGTTCGCCAAGCACTTGAAGAAGTGCTCTGAAGCCGCAATCATGCTCGCTAAAGTCCTGGATGACGACTGTTCTCCAGGGGATGAACTCTTGGCGATCCGATCGGTCGTCGCGCCGGCTGACGTCCTGAATCAAGCGATTCAGGACGCCCATGCAGCCGAAGAAAATCTCCGTGGAGAACTGGAGAAAGCTTGCGGGAGGGTTCCAGACGCCGCATGGACGTTGCGGTTGACTTGACAGGTTTCCCGACATCAAGTAGCATCTCCCGATTATCAAGCGGCCCTAACCGCGCCTAGAGATCGCGGTTAGGGTCTGACCACACAACGGAACGGACCCGTATGCGAGGCTATCCAAAGCCATACCCTCGATTCGCCAAGGGTGGCAACAGCAGAAAGCCTGTTTTCAGCGTAAAAAGCGCTGCGCCTTTCCTGGCGACGGGTCTCCTTGCCTCATGGGAGACCGCCGATGGCTGATAAACCGATTCCCCCTAAGTTCCGCAGAGCATGCGATTATCTGATGGGCAGGCTGTGGCCGAGCGTCAAATGGCCGCCAATTGAAATGTTCATTGACGATCACGAAAAAAATCAAGGGTCCTTGGACTACCCAAAATCTCACCGTAAATCTGCTCAACTGCGGATGGCGGGAGACACTCTCTTTCGTGATTTTATCGACACGATTGCGACGATTGCTCATGAGCTGGCGCATTTGCGCGTCTTCGTAAAGCACGGGCTTGCGGTCTCGCAGAGCTTCAATGGCCATGGGCCAGAGTGGCGCGCCGAGATGGCGGCCATCGGCTTGCCCGTCCCTCCTGGCTCCACCCGCGAAAACATAGAGCGGGGCGGATTGTTTTGGGACGCGTATCACGAGATTTTAGCTCAGATTTTTATGGGAGACGACGTCCAGCCGCCATTGACGAGCCCTGCGGCAGGGAAAAAGAACGGCTCCGCTGACCAAGGAACGTGGTCCTCTCGCGGCGCGTTTTCCGGGGCTAGGAAAAGCTCCGGAGCTGGTTCTGTGCGCATTTTTGGACCAGGAGCCGCCGACGGGCATCACATCATATTCGCGGATTGCTCCAACAGCATGGCGGATGCGATTTCGCCTGAAGACTCACGGATAAAGTTCGAAGTTCAGCAACTGGCTCTTAATGATTTCGTAAGAAATCTAAGGGATAAATATAGTCTGTATGGATATACGCAAAACATTAAAAAATTCGATACTCCATCTGATTTAGTATTGGATAGCAGTTTTTACGACACTCCAGGATTTGTTTCTGGAACAAAATTTTCCCCTTGCTTTAATCAGGCGGCGAATATCGGCGGGAATGACTTGCATATCCATATTTTTTCCGATGGCTCCCCCGAAGAAGAAAGCCAAACCGAAATATTCAGAGCAAGGGGTTTAACCACTTGCCCGATATCAACCTATCTTATCAGCGCTGTCGGCGACAGGAAGGCGATAGAGCTCATGGCCAAGCTCGCCAGAGGGGTGGGAAAGGCGCATGTCGTCTCCGGAGAAGCCGACTTAGTCAACGCGATCCGTAACGAGATTGGAGCAGAATCAATGCCATTTAGCGTTGCGCCCAGACCTATCCGGAATTGGGAAGATGAGCGGAAACGAGTCCTCGCTCATACTGGAGAGGTTATCAAAAACCAGAGGCATGTCCTCAACATCGCTACAACGGTCGCCGACACCGCCCACCAAGTCGGCGAGCTTCAAGAAGAGGTCAAGTTCCTAAGGACGACTAATGATTTCGCGCATCAGATTTACCATCATGCGAATGAGGCGCTCGATGTCGTGTCCGCTCAGCTTGAGGTTGACCGGGGGCAGAGATTGCTCACCAGCCAGCAAAACGACGGCTGGATTGAGGGAGCCGGGGCGGAGCTGTCAAGGCAGAGCTCCCGTGGGTTTGTTGGCCAGCTCGAAGAAAGCGCCCAGCGCTCCGCCGAGCTCCACGGCCGCAGAGTCAAGCGCATGACGTTAACCTCGCTAGATCCCGCCGCCGTCGCCCGCACAACGGCGCTGATGGCGGGGAGAGGGTTAATGTCCCTCCCGAACCGATCGCAAGAGTCCGTTGGAGCTCTCCCGTCTCCAGGGGCTCCAATAGCGCAAGGAAACTCTGTTTGGGGGTCTTCGACGCGTAGGGAGTTGGTTCCAGTAAAAAGGGAAAGTTGATGAGTTTCTGGGGAGGACGCAACCGAAAGGCGGAAGCAGAGGTCAGAAAAGCGGGAGGCATAAGGGTGCCTCTCAGCGCGGGAAACCGGATTGGGGAGATAATAAAAATTGCATTTAACAACATGCAGGAGCGAATTAGCAGGCACAATATAGTTATGGATGAGTTGTTTCTTGAGGAAATATCCATATTTGAAGTAAGGCTCTCAACTCATCTTGGTTTTGTTGTTGATGAGCTCAGGGACAAAACGAAGAATTATAAGGTTCTATTCAAGGATGATGCAAAAAAAACAATGCAGGACGAAATAAAAGAAGCATTCGATAACTTGGCTACTTTGGCTGTTGAGCCAGACACCCCCATGGAAAAGAAAGCAATGCGCGCTCTGCGGATGCTGGAAGACGAAGTCCGCACCAACATCGTATTTTACGTTAACAAATGGAAGTATTAGCAAGGACTATCAAGTAATGAGCATATTAGCTACATTGGGGATGCTGGTTGCGTCCGCAGCTCTTCCTCCAGCTACGGGGGCTATAGTTGCTAAGTGTGTTGGCTCTATGGCAGAGCAGGACAAAAAACGACAGACGGCGTTACAAGAAGAGTCCCAAAGCAATCCCGCGCCACAACCAGCCGCGCCCGCGTCTCCTTATGGGATAAAGAGAGATCTTGTGGGATTGCAGCGCGCACGGATGGCGAAGCAGCAGGCTCAGGCGCCGACTAGGCCGATATCCCCAGTTTATCCTTCGAATGGGGGAGATATGAGCGCTGAAGAAGCGTTTGAAGCATGGATAAGCTCCTCTATTGTAATAACTCACAATGAAAGTGATTACATCACGGAGGCGAACCTAATAGACAGCTATGCTGACTACTGTGAAGTTAGTGGATACGATAAATTAGATCCAGAGGGTTTCTTGTCGGGACTGATAAAATTTTCAGAACCAACTGGATACTTAATGGTTGATGGCGATGATGGAGCAGAGTTGATCTATGGAAAATTCACCGAAAGTTAAGCTCAGGGACAAGATCAGCTCTTCAGCGCGCATGTCATGCGATTTCATTGACAGGCTGATCCCCGAGAACCCGCACTGGGTTCTCGGGGCTTGTCATTTCGGCTCCTCCCACGCCTCTTGGGAATGGCGGACATTTTACGGCGAGAGCCGCCGCGCTCTCGCCGAACGATGGATATTGGCCGCCTATCATCGCGGCGCCGAGGTGTGGGTGTGCCTTGGCGACGTGAAAGAACCTCTCGCGCGAGAGCCAACAGACCAGGACATTACCGGCATGTGCGTCGTTGCGGCGCACGCCAGAGGTCTGAGCGGGTTTTTGGGCAATCAATCCAGGCCCCCGCACCTCGCCTACTGGAGCCTATCTGGACGGGCCATAGCCGTCTGGCGGTTGTCAGAGCCTGTCAGCGCCGCCGACGCCCAACGGCAATCTGGAATATTTGCGGCTGGGTGTTGCAAGGGCTCATTCTCAGCGCTCCCCATAAACCGCTGCATCCCTGTCGCTCCCGACCTGTACCCTCTGGATTACCACGCCGGATGCATGGGGCGCATCGCCTTTCGCGCGCCTCCGTATAAGCCGGTCGCGTCGCAGTCGCGCGCCTTGCTCGCGCCAGGCTCCCAAGTGATCGATGTCGAGGCGCATCCCATGGCTGAGGATTTGGAAAAATCCGCCAGGATCATTCAGGAGTTCGCTCATTTGCGAGTGCTCGGCCGCATCTCCGGAGTCAGTGTTGGCCCAGTCGTCACCACCTATGTTTTTGTTCCAGACCGAGGCGTCCGCATAGGGGACGTCCTGAGGCTAGAGGACGATATTGAGCTGCGTTTGGGCGAAGAGTCCATACGTATCGTCAAAACGCCCAAGTCTGCCGGCCTGTCGATTGAAATTCCCAACGCCGTTCGCCAGTTGGTGTTGCTGAGCGCCATCCTCAAACATGAGAAATTTATGAATTTTTCCGGGCATCTTCCCATGGCGATGGGCGTAGATCCCCTGGGAGAACCAGTTATCAAAGACCAGGCGGCGCTGATCCATAAGCTGGTTGCGGGGACGACTGGGTCAGGGAAATCGGTGGGCGTGAATACGGATATCGTTTCCCTGATCAGCTCGCGGACTCCTGAGCAGTGCCGCTTGCTGCTCATTGATCCCAAAAAAGCGGAATTCACAATCTATGCGGGGATACCTCATCTGTTGACGCCAGTGATCACGACACAGGAAGAGGCGGCTATCGCCCTGAGGTGGCTGCTGGCGGAGACCTCTCGGCGATATGAGGCGTTTGAGAAGATTCGCGGGGTCCGCAATCTCGTTGAGTACAATGCGCGGGTCGATGACCAATTACGAAAAATTCCGTTTATCGTCGCGTTCATTGACGAGGTCGCCGACCTTATGACCGTCGTTGGAGAAAAGAATTCTCCTGAGGCCAAACGCGCCGCTGACATCTCCAACGCTCTGCAGAAGCTGGCTCAGATCGCGCGCGCCGCTGGCGTCCACCTAGTCTTGTCCATGCAGCGTCCGGATCGCGAAATCATCAAGGGGGCCATCAAGGCTAACTTCTCAACTCGTCAAGCCTTTCTGGCGGCCTCCGGGGTTGACAGCGAGGTCATGCTCGGGTCGGGGAACAGGGGCGCTGAAAAGCTCCTGGGGGCTGGGGATTTCTTGCTGCTGGAGAAGGCGGGGCGGGTGCAGCGTTGCCATAGCGCGTTCATTGATTCCGACGGAATTCTTGAGATCGTTGATGCGCTGATCGCGTCGAGTCCCCCTCCAGAATACGTTGATATGGGGGATGTGGGTGATGATGACGGGTCAGCCGTGGGCGAATCAGATAAGCATGGATTGGGGACAAGGGGAAGCGTTAAGCGCCCGTTGGACGATGTTATACGCGAGGCGTTCTTCAGCGGGCCTAAGACACGGTCAGAGCTTTTCCGGGTCGCATGTGACAACGGCTACAGGTCGGAAGGCAGCCTGACAAGCGCCCTCAAGCGCCTTGGAGCGGAAACTGACGGAAAGACCGCCTTCGGAGGTTCGACTATGTGGAGGATGCCGCCATGAGTTTCATACGCAAGTCCGCTGGCGTTGCGTTCTGGTTGTTCTCTCTCTCGCTGACTGCGGCGATCGTTTGGGACTATGTTGGCGCCCAGGGGGCAATCCCCTGCGGGCTGGCGGTTCTGGCGGTTGTGGGGTCGGCTATCGGTTCGGTGGCCGCCCACAGGCATTGGGATAATGGCTCCAAATGGCTGGCCGGCGTGTGCTGCCTTTTCTGCATTCTGGGCGAGGCGTACCTCATCCCCCTGGAAATTGGCTTCTGGGCGAGTCAAGTCCAGCGTCGCATTGATGACCGGGAACTCGCCGCCGCGCGCCGCAAAGCTAAACTCTCTGAACTCAAGAATCTAACGGCGAAATCGTGGGACGAGACCATTAAGGGCTCAGACGAAATACAAGCTGAGCGTGCAGTAGAACTTTCTAAACTGGTGACATACCAGAACGCCAAGGGCATTGATGGCTCCACTAAAACCCTAGGAGCATGGACGAAGGATTGCACGGATAGAGAGCACTGGGCGTTCCGGGCTCGGCATTGCGACAGGTATGTGGAGCTGGGCGTGGAGCTAGCCAAGGCCAAGGGGGCTGAGGACGCCAGGCTTGAGATGAGGCGTGACGCCTCCCGTGAAACATCGGATTCGGTTTCCGACCCGGTCGCGGGAAACCGGTGGTTCGCGCGCCGGGTTGGCCTTGGCGTCGAGGCGTGGTCGGATTTGTTTATGGTGTCAGGCGTCCTCCTCTTGGGCTTCTTCCGTGACGCCACCCTGCTCCTGACGTTCGCGGGAAGCGGACAAAAAAGCGGACATGGCTGTCACCCTGACAGCGCCCTGACACTGACATCTGACACTGACAGCCACGGCTGTCACCCTGACACTGACACTGACACGTGTCAGGGTGACATGTCAGATGACAGGGTGACAGCCACTGACAGACAGGTCTGCCAAAATGTCAGTGTCACTGACAGGGAGACACTGACACCTGTCAGTGTTAAAAAAGCCACACTGACACGTACTGACACTAAAAATCAAAGGGTTAGCAGGCGTGTCAGTGACAGTGTCAGTGTTAAAACAGCCACACTGACAGATGACACTGACACGCCGTTGTCGCGTGGCGGCAACCCTGACAGGCGCGTGTCACTGACAGTTGTCAGGGGGGGTGACATGTCAGTGACAGCCCTGACAGGGTCCATGACAGTGGCGGAGATCGCCAAGCTGAAAGGGGTGTCAGAGCGAACAATCCACCGACGCCTAGCGGCGGAGAAGGCCGCCAAAACTCCATCTCTCCATTCCGCCAAAAGCGCTGACAGCCCCAAAAAGGGGGCGTGAGAGGCGACGGCGGAATGGAGAGATGGAGGGGCAAAAATGGCGGCCGGATTGACTCCGGCCGAGGCTCATGTCAATGTGCTCACGGCAAATGCTTCGAATGTTTCACGGCCCTGGCGGGAGCTGGGGCCGTTTTTCGTGGTTGCGTCAAGATGCAGATGCTCGTGACTTTGGCTTGCCGCCAGCTTTCGATTTTTCCTCAGCGATCCTCCGCCATATCGTTCGTTCCGATACGCCCAAGCGGGCGGCTGCCTCTTGCGCTGACGAGGCGGCGACCATTGCCGTCACGGTGACGTCAGTCCCCCCGACCATGGACAGTCCAGAAGGCTTACAACCCTTGGTTGTATCCGGCTTCTCCTCTTTTCCCTCTGGGGCAGGCGCGGGAGTCTCTGCTTTTCCCTCTGTCGGCGTGGATGGCTTGGACACGCTTCCCGAGAACAGGACGCTAAGGACAACCGGACCTAGCGCCGCCAAAACCTCGATTGTCAGCGCGAACCACAGATTGAGGCCGACGCCGACTTTCGCCGCCTCGGCGCTTACGCCTATCATTTCCAGGACAAGAACGACATTGCTCGCCTGCGGGTCGGCGGCTTGGCTTGTCGCAGCGTTGGTCGCGGTGATGAGCTTCCTCTTGAGATCATCGAGCTGGACGTCCAGCTCGCCGATTTTCATGGCCGCATTTTTCGTGGCCAGCTTCTTGGCGTATTCGGCGCAAAACGCGCGGGTGTCTTCCTTTGTCGCATCCTCGCATCCTTCGCCAGAGGCGTTTTTAGAACGAGACCATTTCGCATCTTGACGCATCGCCTTGAGCGTCGCCTCGATCATCGCGGTCGTGTCCTCGCCCACGGCCCTGGCCAGCGCCGCGCGAGATGTTTCCGCCTGCGCCACCTGCCCGGCCAAAAGTTTTGCTCTTGCCGCTTCCGCCTCTCTCGTCCCAACGCCAGAACTTCTGGATAGGCTGGCCGCGCCGATGGCGGTTTGCAGATTGTATCCAGCGCAGACGATGAATGCGGCGACGGCCGCCAAGCGAATGCTGGCGTCGGTTTTGCGTTTTATGACAAATGGAGCTCCCGCCGCAAGGAGGACGGACATTACGCTAGCTGAAGCTGAGGCGTAGGCCGGGACCAAAGGGCCTGGCGTGTTGAGCTGATGAAGGGCGTTTATGGCCATGGATGGAGTCATGAACGCCAAGGACGTCACGGCTGTCAGCGCTTCGCGCCAAGCTGTTGTCGCTTCGGAACTTTTCATTTCGACCTCCCGCAAGCGCAGAAGGTTTTTTGTTGCCAACCGCGCAAAGCCGCGGTTATGGCTAAGGCATCCTGATGCATTGGTCCGTGCAATCCTTTGCTGATGGTTAGATCGGCGCAGAGGTCTCATCACTCTGCGCCGACCGCGATTAATTTCATAAAGCACCATCCATGAGCATCATGTGCTGATGAAGGATGTGCTGAAGAGTCGCTTGGGCGACGATCTTGGCCCTGTCCGCCCCAAGCCTATCGCCGACCATTAGCGCGTCGGCGAAGGGAGCCGCGCTGATGAACCACACGTGGGGCATGTTGCGGGGAGCGAACAAATCGAGCTGAAGCGCTCCGAGATAAATGCGCCAATGTGCTGCGTGGGGGGTGTCTTCTCCTGAGAGGGTGCGCCATGTGCCTCCTGGCTCCGCTAACGGCCTTGTCGTGGCTCCCCAGGGATCAGCAACGATGAGTGTGGCCATGGCGGTCTCCCGTCTTGGACCGTCTCGTGACGGCGTTTTCTTTTTCGTCTTCCATATCAACTCCTTGTTTTTCCAAAGAAAAAATATACAAGTCCCATATTGGTATGGTAATTATAGATGTCGGGAAAGCCGACGTCAACACAAACGTCGCGCGTGGGTTGTATCCTGACGCGATCATGCGATATGATCGCGAAAAACAGGGGCGGCGATGACTGGCGATAAATTACGGGAAATAAGAATAAAATTTGGAATGCAACAGGCGGACCTCGGCGACTTGGCTGGAGTGTCGCGGCAAACAGTGGGCGACTGGGAGTTGGGAAAGGCTCCAGTTCCGCCTCTTGTGGATAGAATTATGTCTATCCTTGATGACATCCCAGAATTGCTGGAAATCGTTTATCCGGAATTCGAGGAGACCCTGAAACAGGCGCGCCGCTGTCAGCGCTTAGCGCGTCGTCGGGAACTGTGGCGAAAGAAAAAGGCCATGCCAAAATGAGTGAGCGCAAATGCGGACCTTGCCAATTGTGCTGTCGTGTCATGCCCATCGTCGAGCTGGGAAGTGAGGCTAATATGAAATGCCCCCATCAGCGGTTCAGGAAGGGATGCGCTATTTATGATCGGCGCCCGCCAGGGTGCCAAGTATGGCAATGCGCATGGCTCGCCCATCCCGAGCTGGCCGAGCTCAAGCGACCTGACTTGGCGGGTTACGTCATAGATCTGACCATGGATTTCTTGACTTTGGCGCTGACGGACAATTCAACCGTGGCGATCAAGATTATTCAGATCTGGTGCGATTCAAGGAGACCCGACGCCCACCGAGATCGAGCGCTTCGGGATTATCTGGAGGCGATGTTTGCGCAGGAATACATTGGCGTTGTCCGCCATAATTCAAAGAGTGGAATTGCCCTCATCCCACCGGAATGGTCTGGGAAGGGATGGGTAGAGCTCCCTGCCCAAGGGGAGGGCAGGGAGCATAAACTTGAAGAATATCTCGCCAAGTTTGGGACGACAGACTACAGATTAGGTGTTGTTTGCGGGGGGAACTCTAACGAAAAGAACAACACGTTCATGCGTTCTTGAGTAAGTGAAATTTCCTCCAAACGTTACTGTGCCAGCTCCGGCGTTAACCGTGACGTTTGAACTCGCGATTGGGATGATATTGTCGAAAGTGTTGTCGGCGTAGATAAAATCACCGACAGGGAACCCATCTATGGTGCTATTCGTATACGCCTGATAGCCGTCGTCACGCCCGCAGGCGGTTAAGCTCGCGGCGGCTGCTGTCATTGTGCACCAAGTGACATAGCTTGGCGTGTATCTACGGGAACTGAAAGTGTAGAAAATTCCCGTGGTCCCCAGCGGCGTAAGCAAAGCCCCCGCTGCGGTATAGCCGTTTTGCGCCTGCATGGTTATGACGTTGCCAACAAGCGACGTAACAAAGAAGACTACGCCAGTCGTCGAGTCTATGATTACATCTCCTGGCCATCCCCCACGCTGATTAAGCTGATTTGTGTTATAGCCAGTAGCGGTTATATCAAAGGTTACAACCCTTCCTGTCGTGGTGATGCTGGCGTTTTTATTCATGGTGTTGTATGCATGATGGAATAGATATCCAGGATCAGAACCTATCGTCTGGCATACAACACGGTTGGTATGGATAGGTATGCATGTTTGTCTATTGGATTCGTAGCATATCTCGCCTATGTCGTGCTCTCCGAGAGTTAACCCCGTATTTAAGTCAAAATACTGTTGGGCTTTGACATGGAACCTGGATATTTTGTGGTCCATGATGCCAACGGTAATCCCGCCTGTGGCGTTGGTGGCGTGCTTTGTGGTGTAAAGCGTTGCGCCTATGCCTACGTAAGTTGTGCAGTCGTTGAACTCGAAGCTCCTGGGATCTCCGCCAAATTGAAAAATGGTGGCGACGGGATTGGCCCGGAACGTGCACGTGTTGAACCGTGCGCCGGTCATACTTAGCGAGCAATCCAGCAGGAACGCAGGAACGCCTCTCGCGGTCCAGTCCATGCTGAAATGGCAACAGTTGAATGTGCTGGTTGTGGTTGACGATCCGCCTCCACCGATGCGCCCGAGGCTGTATGACGCCTCGACGTACATCGATTGGATGTTGACCATCGCCGACAGATCCATGGAATTGATGTCGAAGGCGTAGATGACGCCATTGAGATCGCAATGATTGAGCAGGACCTGAGGATTTCCCGAGCGCCTTCCGTATTGAGCTGTGGTAAATATGGAATAGTTCCAAAGAAACTGGCAGTTATCAAGGAGGATATTGCGCGACTGAGTCTGACCAACAGACACCGCATATTGCATGGCCTCAAAACGGCATCGGGTCATGCGGACGAAGTCGCCATTTCCATCAATATTCGATGGCTGGATTGCGACGCCGACCACGAAGCCGATCATTTCGACGCTATCGATATCAACAAGCGTCGAGAAATTTTTGCCGTACTGCGTCACAATGCCCGACCATGACGGGAATGTGACGTTTGGATACGCCGGCGTTGGCGCGACGCCCCCATACGGATCAACGGCGATGGCGCAATATGGCGTATACTGCGCCGTGGCGGACGCGGGGAATGTGCTGTCTACCCAATTGGCTGGTAGCAAGTCATTGATGGTAGCGCCGCCAGTGCTCCCGAGATTATGGCTGTACACCCAGTTGGCGTTCATGCCTGAGATCGTCAGGTGGCGGATGACGACTTCACGAGCGCCGCTGACCGCGAAGGCGGGGCGGTCATTGAACGTCGCGTTGATGACGGTTCCGCAGAAATTGTTGGCCCCGCGGTATTTCCGCCCGTCCCCTTCGATCAGAACGCTATGGTAATTCTCGCCATAACCCACTTGAATCGCGTCGGATATTTTGTAAATTCCCCATGGGATGTAGACGCGTCCGCGCCCAAACAAGGGGACCGACAAGCCGTTGTAAATGGCGTAATCTATAGCGGCCTGGATGGCCACATGAGAGGCGGCGACGCCAGTTGGATCAGCGCCAAAGGCCAGAACGTTGATAGGTCCTGGAAACACGATTTCCCACCAAGCCCCATCTTGGGACTGGACTTTCCCTGCATGGGGCGGCTGAGTCGCGACCCGAACATAAGCCGCTTCGCCCCGATCTCCCGCGGCGGCGTAACCAGATGTCCTGATCAGCTTGATTGCGACCGGGATTGTCGTTGTCGGGACAGAGGCGGCGGACCCAACATTTATGGAGTCCCCTAGCGTTCCTCCGCCTCCCCCCCCAATAGCCGCGGCGACTTGCGTGAAAGTGGCCCTTCTCGTCGTTGTCCCCCCCTGCATAATCGGAACTTCATCCGCCAAAGCGACGGATGCGGCGGGTGGGAGGGCGTGAATGGTAGGCATGGAAAGCTTCCCCCTGTTTGCATAGTCCCCATGCAACATCTTTGCTTGTGGATATCAAAGATGTAAAGATGAGTCATTTGCACAAGGGGGAATTTTCCTATCTTTTCTATGTGTTTTTGTTGTCGTTATCCATTTTTGCTATTTTTTCGGCGATTAGCTCTCTTACAATCCAAGAGAAAGTCGCCTCCTTATTCTGCCTCCTGTAATGATGTTTAATTCTCTCTAGAGAATCATGCTCAAACTGGCATATCCTCATATGGAGAAAGGTTTCCTTAGCTTCCCATCCTGCCCCCTTATTGTCTCTGGATCTTACCGTCTCTTTTTCTTCTATGCGGTATCCTTGCTTTTTTAGAATAGCGATTACTTCCTCTTGCCCCTCATATCCGTCATAATAATGTTCTGAATACCCTAAGTTAGCGGCGGCGTTAGCCCACGCGCCATTTTTTCTTCTCCTCCTTTTGCTTACAGGAACGCCATCTTTATTGACAACGGTATACCAGAAAGGATTTTCTGGCTTTGGTCTTGGTTTTGACTTCTCGGCCACGATCGCCCTCCCGCTTGACTTTTGCCATGGAATAGATAAGCCTGCCATCCTCATCCCTGAGCCCAAGCGGGGGATGGGCTTCTTGTGTGCGCTAACTCCTGCCGGTGTTTGTGCGCTGCATGGCGCAGAGGGGGCTTGCTAAGCCCCCTCTGTCTCCCTAAGCAACGCCGCTGCCAGAACCTTCCAATCCTTGTTTTTCCTGCACTTGGGGCAGGTCACAGCCAAGATTGACGGAGCATCTTCGCCGGGCGCATATTCTCTCCACCCAGCAGAACGCTTCCCTGGCGCCGCCCCGCAAACCGCCCGCCATGAGTGGTTGTTAATGGCGTGCAGCAGCTTCCCCTTGTCTCTTTCGCAGCCGTTAGCGCAACGGCCCAGCATATAACTTATCTTCATTCAGTCATCATCCCTGTCATTGATTTTAGCTTGCAGAGTAACATCTGATGCCTATTGAGATATTCCGTGAATATCTTAGTGGAATCGTAGTCTTTTTGGCGTCTTAGTTCCTCTCTTTCCCGCAAAAGATAGATGATGTGTTGGTGGACAAGAGTGTCCAGCTCGATCATCTCATCTCTTGTTAGAGGTTCTTTGATCGCTTTTGCCACGGATATTGTCTCAGGAGGTGTGAGCCATCGGTGCTTCCTACCCACAAAAACCCCAATGTCACCTCCCGGATTTACCGATCGCACGAGAAGGCCAGTAGCCTTTCTCGTGGCTTCGACAATTTCATTGAGGGATGAGGCTTTGATGATCTCTAGTTCTTCTGGCATTTGAGCATCATCAACGTTGTTTTTAGGAGTCATTCGTCCCTCCCTGTCAGGGGGTTTCCGCAGTTGTGGCAGTGGTAAGGATAATCTACATCCTCATCGTAAGGAGGGTGATCCGCGTTGTAGGCGAAGCAGTTCCCCCTGTCGTCCGGACCCTCGCCAATATTCCCGTATTTGGTGAGGGCGATGGTTTTAGTGGGAAAGCATCTCTTGCAGAAATCCATCGGATCACTAGTGCTATCGTAAATTCTAGGCATGTTTTTCTCCCTAAATGCAAAGATTAAGCTGGTTATGATCTGGGTTAGGAGATATAATATTCCATGCTTCTGGCAATTCAAATTCGAAGGAGTACTCTCTGTAGTCACAGCAATCATCTTCGTCGTCATCACATGATGCACGAAACCCATCCCTAATCTCTTCTTCTAGCCGCTCTTTCTCATGGTTAATCTTTATGCGCTCGTCCAGTGTTCTGGCCTTGAGCGTCAATCTGAGCGCGGCCTCCTCAACCGAGGCCAAAAGCGCATCCCGCCGCTCTGACGCCTGTTGTTTGGCGCGCATGGCCAGCAACTTATCAATAAACGCTTGCTTTTCCCGCTCCGTGTCCGCTTCCTCTTGGTGACGCCTCTGCGCCGCTTTGGCTTCCGCTATGAGGGCGTTGGCCTCCTTGGCCGACATGATGGCCCATAATCCGTTGCGCCACACGTAGACGCGCGCTTTGGTTCGCCGCACATGGAGCGCGAGGCCGTTACCGTGTAGAATGCGGGGGTCGTAATAAGCAAAAACGAGCTTGGCGGTTGCTGGCAGTTTTACCTCTTTGGGCATAGCGCATCTCCAATATGGTTGATGGATTTTAGCACATCTGGTGACTATGTCAACACATAGTCACCAGATGATTAAAAAATTAGGCCGCTTTCTTCCTGTTACGCGAGTACTTGTGCCTGCGCTCTTCATCCGCGATCGTCTCGCCATGATGCTTGGCTATGATCCTGTTGGCTTTTGCCAGCAAATCCAGGCGTTTAAAAACGATATGCAACGAGCCTTTGTCAAACCACTTGGCGGAAAAATATTCCGTCTCTGCCGTCCGCCCCTTGGCGCTGTTGGCCAGATCAATAGCCCCCACAATGCCGCAAGTTCGGTTTTCAAGGGGCGGCTTGCCGTCGAGCAAACGGAGAATGCGTTCAACGTCCGCTAGTTCATCGCCAGCGCGAGCCCAATGGTTCCACCAAAGGCTGAGGTGCTTCTTACCTTTGTCATGCCAGATGCTTGACGAAAACGCGCGATCCATGATCACCTTGGGACCAATTTTGAACGCTTTATTGGTCTTGTAGCCTGGGTCCAAATGAGAGAAGGCGTTGACCAAGCCGCGCTCGAAAATCTCAGGGGCCTCAGCGCTCTTTGTGAAGAACGTAGAGCACACGTTATCCATGGTCGCCGGCGCTGGGTTCTTCTCAATGGATTCTTGAAATTCATCAAGCGCTTTGCGGTCCATCAACGTTCCAAGGCCAGTGGCTAAGACCAAGTGGCGCCAGATGCTTTGATCCATCTTGCGCGTGGCGATGGCGACAAATTTTTCAATGCAATCCGGATTGGATGCGCCGACCAAAAAATCAGCGTCGTTGCGGTCAATCCCTCCGTAATTTTGGGAGGGGAAAGCCAGCTTCGCCGACTTATTTGCTTCCACCATTAGGGAAGCAGCGGCTTGGTAAAGCTCAATAGCTCGGTCCCTGTGTGCGACCAATTCGGCTATTGACTCTTTCTTTATGAGCTCTCGTGATGTAGATATCATTTTATACTCCCCGTTATGTTGCCTATGCTTTAAATATACCACGTAACTATGTCATTTGTCAACACATAGTTACGTGGTGTTCGTGGGAACCCTTGCTATTGTTCCACCACTCCTGTTTTATTACTTAGCGCATTCTCCACTTTATTTTGCCATCCGCAGCCATTCGGCGCACGCGCCGCGCATATCGTCTTCGCGGTCCTTCGGAAGCCGGTCTCCGCAGCGTTCGACATTGAAAGCCCAACTGGCGCATTGCTCCGCACGGTCTTCGAACTGACCGGCGACGCCTTCAAGCGCGTCGAGCACAAGAGGATCAAGGCTATTGGAGCCAAGGCATTGTGTGGACTTCGCCCGCAACACGGCTTCTGTGCGCTTGAGAAGATTGAGAAGAGGTTCAACAGCCATTGGAGCCTCCCCGCCGCATCTCTTCAATCATCACGCGCATAAAAGCGGCGCCCTCGCTAAGCGCCATCTGCCTACAGTTCACGGCGTTCATTGTCTCCTGGATCATAACCTCCATCTTGCTGGCGTTCTCCTCGGTTAGGCGGGCGTACGCCGTAATGCGCGCCGTGGCGCAAAGCTGTTGGAGTCCTCGCATGGTGACTTTTGCGGAACGATTTTCCATTGACTTGGCCCACTCCCATCCTTCGGCTTTGCCTTCATGATACATGGTGCTGACGACCTTCAGGATCTCTGGAAACTCAGCGCAAGCTTCCTCGCACGCCTGCTCTCCAGATTTGGTGTAGTAGCCAATGTCGGGCGGAGAGCAGGGAACATAAGATTTCTCTCTTATCTCATGAGCCGTTAGCATCACGTTAGCGATATCTTCGTGTGTGGCCATAACTATTTCTCCGTTACGTAAAGTTGCTTTATGGTTACATATCCGTATTTATTAAATGTATTCTTCCCCATCGCTAGAAAAAGATGTTCCATTCGGGAAGCGAGATGCTAGCGTCTTGTATGTTACTGGTTTGCCTTTTTCTGGTTTCCAATCAAATGGCTTGAGGTATATGTGCTCTGCTTCACCTATGGTGTTGAATGTTAGGATGAATTTGCACGGCAACCCTATTTGATCCATCGCCCAAGCAAGCACTTCATTTAGTGTTTTGCGGACAGCCACGTCATAGCGGATATTCTTGTATACAGGTCCATCCTGGTAAGTTGTTTCTTTTGCATCTTCGCCTACGGGAAATATGCTAACTTCGTAGCAGGATAGATGCTTTGTATTTACATTAAGTCTTGTGGACATCAGGGCTTTATACATTGTAGATGCCTCCTTTATTCTAGCGTGTTTTCCAAAATATTTCGCGGTTGGCGTCAGCGAATGAGGCGTTTTCTCTAAAATACGCCTCGACAAACATGCGGCTGGCGTTGTCAACAGCATGGAGATCGGCGTTGTGAGATTTTGTGAGCGATTCTATAAATGCGCCAGACCTGCATTTGGCTTTGGCGCTGTTGATGGCGCAATTCCACTTAAATGTGGGTGGCTGTGTGGATCTGTTAAAAATCAATGCCTTACGCTGCTGTTAACGTGTTGAGACTCCTGAACACCCACATTTAAGTGGAATTGCGCCCTGTTGATTAACTCCTTGCTGCTTTCCGCCATCGCATGGACTCCGGCAAGGATAACAAGCGCGGTATGTGCGTCGTATTTGGGCATTGCGGCTTCTCCTATCCGCCCTACTTCAGCTTGTTTTAGCGTCATAGCTACTTCCTCACTACTTGTAGTAGGTTTCGTCTATGTAAAAATCATAGACGATATTCGCGACTATGTCAACACATAAAATCGCAGCGGGGAGGGGTAATTTTGTGCATGTTTTCAAAGGAAAATTTTAGTAAAAGCTTGACTTTTGCCAGAAAAGGAATATTTTATCTTCAGAGTAAGCGAAGCATACGCCAACAGCGACGTCCACAAACTCTGATTTTGACTGAGACGCTTTCCAGATTGGCCGCTGGCTTAAACTACTCTGTGCAGAAAGCATAAAATGGCTTGCCCGACACGGCTTAGATTGATTGACGCCATCCTTGACGGCTCTAGAAAGGGCTGGAAAAAAGCATGGCGCATTAGGCAAAGATCAAGGGAGTTGACGCTCATTCGCCGTTCACTTACGCTAGCCCTCACAACGTTGCACTGTCGTCAGCGTACGGATGCTGCGAGTGCGGAACATGTTCATTGAGGTCTATGCATGAACTGGGTGATTGGAGACTGGACTATAGAGGGAGAGACCGTTCGCGCCCCGGCGTACAGGGGGAACAACGGCGTATGGTGGCGCGCTGGCGAGTCGGATTATGGCGGGCCGACAATGCTGCGCATGGAAGACGGGCCGACCAATGTTTATGCGCTTGGCGCGATTGCGGAGCGGCTTGGCGCGGGAGAGAATTTCGACATGCAGGGCATGTTGATGCGAATGGAAATCCGCCAGGCGGCGCTAGCAGACCGCATTGATCGCCTTTACCACGAAATGATCTGCGGCTTGCAAAAGATTGAGCGCGCTGGACGTCCAAACGCCTTGGCGACTTCCTACACTCCCCAGGACTACAGCAGCCCTCACTACAGCGGCCCTCTCGCCCCCACGGTCTATATGGGAGAGGCGATGACTGGGCCACGGCCTTATGGGAGCACGACAACAGGATGACGCAGGAATCGGATAGCTTCGTCGCCCACTGGCGAGCTGCTCACGCTTTAAACCCAAGCGGCGGAGTTATCCGACCACGGAGCGCCCCATGGCCAGCATGAACGTAAGGCGCAAGCGCCATAAGCGTAGGGCTTGGGAGCAAAAGAAGATCGATCTGTATCAATCGTTATGGTTTTTCCCGACGCTCGAAAAAATAAGCCAGCATCTCAAGAATGAGCTTTTCCCAGCTAAAATGTGTCTCGACTGGCCCGTATGGGCGCA